CACCCACTCATCGCCGGCCCCGTCGTCGTCCTCTACCGTGTAGGCCCCCGTTCCTCCGGCTGGGTCGTCGATCGAGCCAGTGACGACTGGTGTGCCGACCGCCGACCACGCCGTCAGGTCGTCGGATGTGATGAGGTTCGTGCGCGCGGCCTCGACAAGCGAAGTCGGCCTCTTGAACAGGCCGACTGTTGAATCGTAGAGCCACTCTGTCCTCAGGATATCGGCCGCAGCCGACTGGAGCACTCCAGCCTCGTCCGTGTACGGCCCGACCGCACCCGTCCGCGTGAACACCTGGCCAGCCATCGCCTGGCCCGCTCGCCAGTAGAACAGTGGCTCCTCGAGCAGCGCCCTCCACGAGCCGCCGTCGATGCGACGGAGGCGGACGTCGACCTGGCAGCGATTGTCGAACCAGAGATCCGGGTCCGTCTGGATCTCGCCCGCGCTCACCATCACGCACGGAAACGACAGACTCGGGTTGGCGAGCGACGGGAAGTATTCGAGTGCGGCCTTGCGCCTACCGGCTGCGATGAAGCGTTCAAGCGAGTCTGGGTTGCCGTCGAATCGCAGCGTGCCTGACAGGTCGGAGACGCCCGACCCGATCGCGATTGCTCTGACACTCGTAAGGTCCGCCGACCAATGCTCGTGTACTTGCTGCACCGGGTTCGCGACCGGCCGACGGATCTTCGCGCCGAGATAGTGCAGGTAGCTCTGCCCGTTCTCGGTCCACCGGAACGCGGCGTCCTGCTTGACGGGCGCGCTCATGCGGGCTGCGGCCGGAAGCCGCCCTCCTCAGCCGTGCGGAACGCCTCGACGATCGCACGCACCCACTGCTGGTCGCGCGCGAAGCTCATCGGGTCACGGGCAGGCGGCACGTTGATCTGCGGCATCGCGCCGGGTGACACCGACGCCGGCCCCCTCACCACCTCCGGCCCACGCTCACCGACGATGCCCCACTGTCCGGACGGGATGTAGCCACCCTCGGCTAACCCGCCTGCGAACGAGCCGAGAATACTGGAGATGCCTGCGATCTGACCGATGCCAGGAATCGCGAGCCCCGCGATGCTCGCCAAGGACCCAAACCGCCCGAGCGCTGAGCCGATCTTGCCGAAGATGCCCAGCCCACCCGACGCGGCCTCGTTCGCCTCGTCCAACGCCTCGGTCGCGGCCTCGACGGCGCGCGTGTACGTCTCCCACGTGATGCGACCCGCCTGCAAATGCGCGTCGAGCACGGCTAGCGTATCGTGAAACACCTCGGTCGGCGTGCGCACCGCGAGCGTGATCTGTTCGGCCTGCCTCATCGCGTCCGTGAAACGGAGCACCGATTGACCCGCAGAATCGAACGTTTCGACGGTCAGACCGGCTAGGTGGTCGATGTCGCCGAACACGGCCGCTGCTCGCTCGCCGCCGACAGCGACGAGTTCGATGTTCGCCGCGAGCGCCGACGACGCCCCGTCGAGGTTGGTCATCTGAGGACTGAGCGCGGTCAAGCTGTCATTCAGCACGCTAGCCGCTGGTGCCGCCCTTTCGTATCCGTCCGCAAGCTGCTTCAGGTTCTCGGGCAGCTTCTCGAACTGCTCGGGCGCGAAGTCCCGTAGTAGCGCGACGTTCAGCGCTGTCGTCGGCAGAGCCTCGTTCACTCGGTCCAATTCGTCGGCAACACCCTTGATCTTGCCGAGCGCGACGCCGAACGCCCCAGCGAGCGCAGCAAGACCAACGATGAGCCCCCCGCCTGTCGCAATCGCAGCGATGCCTCCGGCTGCCAGTACCGCGTTCAGCGCCGTCAGGCCAGCGATAACCGAGGCGAGCGAGGAGACGAGTACGCCAGCCGTGATGATGACGAGCGGGATAGCCGCCGCGATCCCGCCCAACGCGATACCCCACGCGATCGTAGAGCGGTCTACCTCGGTCAACCCTTCCGCGAGCCTGGCCGTGATGTCGACCAGCTTCGTGACAGCCGGTAGCAGCAGGTCACCGACCGCCACACGCGCCCGGAACACCGAATCCGTCAGGTTCTCAAACGCGTTCTTTGCGCCCGTATTGGCTCTCGGCAGACGCTCTAGCGCCGCGATCAACTTGTTCAGGAACTCCTCGGAAGAGAGCCCCAACTGATTGATCTGCTCAGGGTCGATGGTCCCAAACGCATCGCGTAGCGCAGTGGCGACGGCAGGCGCGGTCTGGATGATCGGCCGTAGGTCGTGCTGCAGCACCTTGCCGGCTGCGGCAATCTGGCTCAGCTGCACGATCACCCGATCGAGTTCGGCTCTACCCTTACCACTTAACCCAACCGCGTTGCCGAACTGCTCCAGCGCGCGGTTCGTGAGTTGGATGCGGTTGGGCATCTCTCCGAACGCGACGTTGAGCTGTAGCGCGCCCTGGATGGCTTCCCTGAAGCCAAGGCCGGGCAACTCCGCGACCCGCTCCAACACCTTGAGTTGGCCGGCCGCCGCTTCCGCCGATCCAGCCGACACCTCGAGCGCGCGCTTGAGCGCGTCCATGTCGACCGCCGCCTTGATCGAAGCCACACCCAGCGCAGCGATCGGCGCCGTAACGGTGAGCGCCAACCGCCGGCCGACACGCTCCAGGTTCGCTCCGACGCGCTCCATCGCGCGGCTCGCATTCCGAAGCGTGCGGTCGAGTGGGCTCCAGTCACCGTCGAGGATGACTTCGGGACGAGCGAGCACCGTCATGCGAGTGTCACACCCTTATTCTCGATCGCCCACCCGACCAGGGCAGCACGAAGCGCGTCGGGCGTGTCAGCGCTGGTCGAGCCGAGGTCGGGGAAAAAGTCGATCGGCTTGAAGCGTCGCTTGACGCTTGGCGTCGTGTTCGCGATCACGCTCACGATCATCCCCGTACGGAAGTTGGCCGCACGCTGTAACTCGCCCTCGCGCGCCTTGAACTCTCGCATCTGCAGCGCCGTATCGAGAGGCGACGAGTCCCAGAACTCGACGTCCGTGACACCCGCCGCCCTCGCCCTCGCCCAGACCTCGCGCACGGTCAGCGCTTCCGCTTCGCCGCGGGCCCCTTCTTCGTGCGCTTGGGGACCGCGGCTTGCCCGTTTCCCTCAGAGCCACTGAACCGCTGGGTGATGAGCCTCGCAGCCGCATCCGCGATCTCGGTCACGTTGCCCTTGTCGAGTAGGTCGCCGACACCATCGAGCGTGAGGCCCGGATCCTCGTGCAGCAGCCCGAGCCACACCACGAACCGCACCGCCTTCATCTGCGAGCCGCTGCGGAACTGCTTGCTGATGTCGTCGAGGCTGAGACCGTGCTGCTCTTCGAGCGCTTCCAGCGAGCGCCAAGTGATGCGCAGCGTGCGCGGCTTGTCGAGCGTGAGCCGGATGCCCGTGCTTGGAGGCATTATGCGACCGCCTCTGCCACCGCGCCGGAGATGCGCAGCGTGCACGTCGCCGAGGCGGCTTGGTCTTCGGCAGTCGGCAGTTCGTAGTCGAACGTCTGCACGTACGCGTCGAACGTGAGCGTGCCGACCAAGGTGTCGTCGGTCGCAGCATCCGGCAGCGTCACCACGCACTCGACCACGGCCCTCGACGCCTTGAGCGTGCGTAGGTTCGCTTGCCCGGCGTGGCCGGGGATGTGGCGAATCTCGAGCGAGAGCTGGCCGGAATCGGCGAGCCCGGCGACGAACTCACGCACACCCGACGAGTCGGAATCGGTTGTTTCAGCCTCACCGACCGAGCCGCCGCCGATCGAGATGCTGATTATGCCCGGCACGGTGACCGAGTCGACCGTGACCGTTGTTCCGTGAGCGGAGTATTTCTGGCCTGCCATTGCGCTCCTCCTCTAAGTCAGGCCACCGCTGCCGCGGTCGCCAGGTAGGACATGCTGAAGCGGGGCCTCGAGCGCTTGTCGAAAACCCGTGCGAACTCCGAGCTGCGTGCACGGACCTGCATGTAGGTCCCGTTACCGAGCGTCACACCGGACAGTGAGTGCAACGCCTCGTAGATCGCGGCGGCCTTAGCGCGGGCACTGTCACGATCGAATGGCAGCCCGCGAACAGTGACGAGCACCGATGGGAACGTGAGCGCCTCAGACCCCGCCCCCTCGGCCGCGTGCACCTCGGGTGCGGGGCCGACGTCTTCGGCGATCTGCACGATCTGGTCGACCTGACCGTCTGCGCCCTCGTCGTAGAGCGCGCCACGCGTCGAAGGCCAATCGGTCGTGCCGTCGACCAGCCCTTCGGCTTCGAGGTACGCCTGCACGTCCGCGGCCAGGTCCCTCATGCTGATCGCCGGGCGAGGGCCGCGACCGCATTGGCCTGCAGCGCCAGGCCGCGCATCGCGGCCGAGCCGTCCTCGCGCCAGCGGTCGACCGGCCGCACCAAGTAGCGGGCCTCACCGATCTCGTGGTGATAGTCGAGGTTTTCGTGCTGGACGAGCGCGTAATCGGTCGACGAGTCGCCGAAGCTGAGGAGCACAGTACCATCGGAGCGCGGACCGTCGACCTGACCGGACGCGCGAAGCGCCCCGAGGTCGACCGGCACGCCGCGGCCGGGGCTCGACGCCTTCGCGTCGGTCATGATCTCCTCGCCAATCGCCCGGAGCGCGGCCGGCACGCTCGCGCCCATCATGCGGCCGAACGTCGTGAGCTTCTTGGCTGACATGGCGAAGCTGCGAGCGGTACGGCTCATCATTCCTCCCTGCACCGCACGCGCACGTGGTCGACCGTCCCGTCGAGCCGCTGGCCTTCGAAGTGGTCCTCGACGATCGCGGTGCGCTCTTCGCCGAGCGTCTCGAACCAGATCCGGTCATGCCACAGCGGAAGCGGACTCTCGGCGCCGTCGATCCATGCCGTGTACTGCGTCGCGACCTCTTCGCCGCCCGGCAACTTCACGACGTGGTCCTCGCGCACGACCCGGCCCATGACGGTGCCCTGGTCCTGATAGTCCGGCTTGCCCTGGCCGTCGCGGCCGACCATGCGCCCGACCGTGATCGCGGTAACCGACGCGCGCCTGACCGCGACGCTCACGCCGCACCACCCGTCGAGACGTAGCCGGCGCCGATGTATGCCTTGCCGGCTGTGCGATGCTTCTGGGCAACGAGCAAGTCCTGCACGATACCGCACGGGTCGAGACCGGCAGCGGCTCGCAGGTACGGCGTCACCTCGTCGTCGCCCGCGACCTGGAACGTGTCCTGTGTGTCGCCGACCTTCGCGCTCTTGAGCACCGGGTAGCGCATGCTCAGGTAATGGGCGGCCAGATACTTTTCGACCGCCTTGAGAACCGCCGCAGTGAGCGCCGTGCACGCGCCGACGAGATGGGTGTCGACCCACAGCGAGGCGTCGCCGATGAACGCCTCCATGATCGGATCGGTTGGGGCGTTGGAGATCACGAGCGCGAGCTCGTCCGCAGTCACGCGCGCCACCTAGTCCTCCCCGACGAGACGACGAGCCTCGTCCGCGTGTGGCCCGTCCGGATAGCGGAGCAGGTAATCGGCCGGAGGGGTGGCGAGCGACCACCCCTCGACCGGCTCGCTCTCGATGTCCGCCTCGTGCGCCGTGACCGGCACGAGCTTGTAGGCCCGCCGGAGCAGGTCGTCTGCGGTCGGCCTGTAGATTTGGCCGTGCGCTACCCGCTCTCCGCTGCTGCTCGTGAAGCGGGCACCGCGGTTGCGGTAGTACAAGGGCTCACCCCTCGCTCTCCCGGGGGGCGTCCTTGACCGCTTCTTTGCGCGCGATGATCTCGCGGACCTGAGAGCCCGTGTAGCGGTCCTCGAAGCCGTACTCGACGCCCTCGAAGTCCTCGACCGTCAGGCCCGCGTCGAGCGCGGCCCTGAGCGTGGTCTCGGCCATCGGCAGTGTGCGAAGCCCGATGTCGGCACCGTTCGAGACCGCCGGCCGCTCGTCACGATGGACTCCGCGGTATTCGGTCTGGGTCAGCTCGCGGGCCTTGCCCCTGAGCGACCCGTTCTTGACCTGGTTCTCGGTCGGGTGGAAGCGCGCGCCGGGCCCGATCCGGATCCCACCGGGTAGGCCCTTGCAGCCCTCGACGACCTCGTACACGCGGTCCGACTGCTTCTCGCCCGACTTGTACTCAACCACGCCGAGCGCGCGGTTGGAGTCCATGTCCTTCGCGTGCTTGTCCTGTGCCTGCTCCAGCGTCATCGGCATCGGTTTCAGAGCCCTTAGCTCAGGTGAGAGATGCCGGCAGCCGTCGTCAGCGCCGGCAGGGTGCCAGCCGACAGCGGCGCACGGGCGTTGGCGGCACGGAGCGCGAACGTGAGAACGGCGAGCACTGCCCAGTTGTTCGCGAGCCCGCCCATCTCGTCCCACATGACCGTGGTGAGTTGCTGGCCGACCGCCTGCGTCACGACGCTCCTCGTCATCTGCACGAGCAGCACGTTCGAGTCCGCGAGCGCCGGCAGCACCTTGATCGACGTGATGCCGTCGATCGTGAGCAGGCGCTCACGCAGCGTGCGGTCCGACTCGGCCTTGTAGTCGTCGTCGATGACGCCGTCGAAGTTGGCCGGGATGTAGAGCGTGTAGGGGCCCGTGAACCCGTCGTTTCTCAGCGCCGAGCGCATCGCGAGCACGTCGGCCACCGCAGCGGCGAGCCCCGGAGGCGTCAGCGCGCTCCAGGCCGAGTCCGAGAACGACTGCTGGTCGCGGCTGCCGAAGTTCGTGTAGCCGGGCAGCGAGTTGCCGCCGAGCACGACCACCGAGCCGTTGCACAGCGTGTCCTCCAGCTTCTCGGCGACCGAGCGGGTGTGCTCTTCGAGGTTCGTCAGGTCGACCGGCTCGCCCATGCTCTGGCCGGCCGCACGGTGCCGCGCGTCGAGCCGGAACTGGCTCGCCGTGACGGGCACCGGAATCGCGGTCCGGCTGAAGTTGACGAGGTCGCGGTCACCCAGGTCGAGGATCGACATGCCCTGCGTCGCCTCACCGACCGGCGCGATACGGTCGAACTCGAACGTGGTGGCGCCGATACCCTTCGCGAGCGGCGTGGTGAGGCTTGCGAGATCGGCGACCGCGACCAGGTCGCGACGTGCGACCCGGACCAGCGCCTCCTCGATCTCGCGCGTCTCGTCCTCGCGCAGCGTGTTGTTCTCGACGAGCGCGCGGTACATCGCCTTGCGGTCGATGCGCCCGTTCCTGACGAACGCCGCGGGGATGTCCTGGCGCAGGTTCGAGCTCAGTGCGTGTGTCAGCATGGGTCAGGTCTCCTAGACGCCGATGGGGCAGATGACGACCTCGACCCGGCCGACCGAGCCGGAGAGGTCGGAGGCCGCGACGGCCTGACCGATGCGGTAACCGCTTCCCCACAGGCGGACGGTTCCGTTGCCGGCGCTCTCGACCCACTCACCCCTGGCGATGGTGTCGGCAGTCACGAAGTTCACGACCGCGCCGAGCTCGGGGAAAAGGATCGTCCCCTGGTCGTTGGCCGCGACGTTGTCGTCGATGTCGTTGCCCTGGTTCTCGTGTTGTTCCTTCAGGACCGCGACGATCGCAGCGCCACCGGCCGACTGGTGCAGCCGGTAGCCGGTCGCGGTCTGCTGCATCAGCGAGCCCGGCCGAGCGGCCGCGTTCGTGATCAGCTCGTTCTGCTCGCGAGCGGACCCGCGAAGCATGATCTCGTTGCGAGCCATCAGTTGGCCTCCTTGCTCGTCGCGAAGATGTCCTCACGCACGAAGTCGAAGGTTCCGACCGGCTCGGTCACGCCGGCACGCGGGCCACCGAGACCTGAGTAGTTCGCGGCACGCGGGAACATCGCCTGGTGCACCTTGCGCAACTCGGCGATGCCCATCTTGCGGACCTCGGTCTCGTTCCACGGGCACGACTTGGCGTTGTAGATGACATCGTCGAGCAGCCGGACCTTCTCCTTCTCCTCCGACTCGAGCGCGTTGGCCGTCTTCGCCTGGAGGTCTTCGAGCTCGCGCCGGTACTTGTGCGCGAGCTGCAGGGCCTCTGAGTCGTTGGCCGGAGGCGCGGGCTCGCTGGCCGAGCACAGCGCCTTGAGCTGGCAGTCGCTCAGCTTGGCCAGCGCGTCCTTGTCGGTGCCCGCCCCTGCGAGTTGGGCGATCATCTGATCTCGGTTCATGCTGCTTCCCTCCTCGGGGGTATCACCGTCGGCGCCTGCCGGCGGGTCATCGGGCGCAGGCGCGCCGTCATCGTTGGTGTCTTCGTTGCGCGCGATGCCAACCGCTTGGAGAGCCTTGTTGAAGGCTTCTCTGATGGCGGCCACCCACTGCGCGTCCCGCTTGAAGTCGATCGGGTCTGCAGGCTTCGGAGCGTCGAGCGCCGACGAGCAGTCGCCCGCGTGATTGACCCCGAGCCCGCAGCCGTCCGTCACGCTGCACGCGCCGATCTCGTCGGGCAGGAGCGCGAGGTGGTCGGGCCGGATCTCGTGCAGCACGTAGTCGTAGGCTTCGGTGCCCCACTTGCCGGGCGCGTGCTCGATCTGCGTACCGAAGCCGGTCGAGACCTCGCCGACCTCGCCGTTCTGCACGCCGTTGACGACGGACAGCGCGTCGGCGACCTCTGCGGCGCGCTGAAGATCGATCCACACGTCGCCCTTCAGCGCGCCGTCCTCGAACCGCGCACCGAAGATGCGACCCGTGCCTCGACTGTTGAGCACTTCCGGGTCGCGGGCACTGACCGGCATGCCGCGCTTGGAGGGGTGGCGGATGACGACCGGCACACCGTTCCAGGCATCGACGGAAGCTTCGATCTCGGCGGCGGAGAGGAACGTGCGGCCGAGGTTGTTGACGAGCACCTGCTCACGGACGAGCACAGCAGGGAACACGGCATGATCGCGGCCTTCGAGCTGCTTCGTCGTCGAAGGTCCCGCGATCTGGACTGCGATCTGGAGGAGCTTTTCGTCCAACGCCTGACTCCGTAGAACGCGAAAAAGCCCCGACACCTGTCCCGTGAGGGATTAGGTGCCGGGGCTCGGTGCGGCCCGCCTCGCTGGCGGGGGTCCGTGACTGCCGGGCTACGTCATGCTGTGGTGCTTCGCCGGAACGGTACTACCTGTCGCGGTCGGGCGTCAAGTCCCGAGTGTGCCCACCAGCGACTCGTCCGACTCGTCGAGGTCCGCGGGCCTGAGTCCGCGAGACTCACGGTAGTCACGTACGCCACCGTCCTGGAGCTTGACGTCGATGTCGCAACTCGCGCGTTCGAGCATGAGCGTGGCGATCCTGCGCAGGTAGCGTTTCGACGCTTCCGGTAGCGCCCCGTAGTCGATCGGCCGGACCACTAAAGCACGCCCTTCCTGCCCGGAAATACCAGCCCCTCGCCGCAGCGACACAGCGGCTCGAGCGGAGGGCCGAACGAGGGTCCGAGTGGCGTCTGGAACGCCCCACCGATCGGTACACCGTCCGGGTTCATGCCGGGTACGGCAGCGTGGGTGTCCCTCAAGCGATCGTCGGGCGTGACGATCCACATCCGCCGCGCGGTGGCAGGTAGGACGTTCTGCTGCTGGGCTTGGCGCCACTCTTCTCGGAGCCCGAAGTTGGAAGAGCGCAGCGTCTCGGTCCTGGCGATGTTGAGCGCGCGGCGGTTCGTCAGGCTCGCCGCGTACTTGGCCCGCATCTCGTCGACGAACGATTCGGTCACGGTGCCCGTGCGCAGTGCCTTACGGATCCGCGCCTTGTCGATCGCGGAGAGCCGGCGGCTGGACGTGAAGCGACCTTCCTTGAGCTCCCGGGCGAGGCTTGACGGGGCCGCAGCCCAGTTGGGGGGCAGGCCCACGACCTGGCGGATCGCGACCGCCTGTTGGCGAACCGTGAGCCCCTCGGCTGCCCCGATCGCGACCACGATGCGCACCGCCTCCCTCACGTCCTCCGTGATCGCCACAACCAGCGTCGAGGATTGCTGGCGCGCGTAGAGCACGACGTTGGGGTCGACGCGGTTGAACTGGACCGACACGCCGAGCGCGCCCGACAACACCTCGGCTCCCGCGATGCCCGTCGCCTTCGCCGTCTTCTCCAGAATCTCGGCGAGCGAGTCCGAGCCGAGGAAGATGGCGCCGAGCCGAGTCGGCCCGATGGCGGACACCACCTGGTTCAGGTCGCCGGACGCAATCGCGCTTTCGAGCGCTGCGCCGTCTATCCCGGCCTGCAGGCGCGAGACCGCACGCAGGTAGGCCGCCGCGACCTCGGGGCCGAAGCGTCGGGAGATGCGACGCGCGATCCAGAAGAGGCGCGAACGGGGGCGGCCCGAGGTTGCGTTACGGACGGGGACGGCGATCATCGGCCGTACAGCAGACGCATCGCCCTGAGGGCAGACCGGCACCGCCACCGTACCCAGTGGTAGTGCACCCACCACCGCGCTCGCTCAATGCGCGACCGCGTGATCGTCGCTTCTACGGTGCCATACCTCCGCGGAGCGTTGCAGCACGATTCTGGGTCATTGGGGTCAACGTGCTTCTCACCCGGATAGCCGCTGTGGCCATCGAGGCACCGGGTATCGACCCAACCCTCGGCCGTGTCGAAGCCGTAGACGGACTCCTGCTCGGCCCCGTCGAGGTAGACCACAATCCCACCAGTGCCGCCCGGAGGCGGGCCGTCGCCAACATCCCACCTCATTCGCCCCTCCTGCACACCGGACAGAACGCGCCCTCGTCTTCCAGGTCGGCGTAGAGCGCAGCGAAGTTGGCCGCGTTGCGCGCCTCTTCCCGAGCCTCGTCCTCAACGACGCCCTCACGCAGCAGCGCCTCCTTGAGCAGCGTGTACGTTCTCGCCCACGCTGCGGCGTTCTTGCCGAGCGCGATGAGTTGGTCGGTGTTCAATCGGCCTCCTCTTCGCCTTCCGGCTCGTCACCATCGTCCACTCCCGGCAGCGGCGGCGGCTCCAATCCCTCGAACGGGCTCGGCTCGCCTTCGGCGCGGGGCAGGAGCCAGACGTTGCGCTCTTCGTCGATCTCGACGAGCACCATTGGGTCGCCCATGATACCGGCGAGTTCCTTGGCGGTGCGTGCTCGGTTCAAGTTCGCCTCGGAGATGTCCTTCTCGGGCTCGGAGAACAGCGGCGGCCACACGACATCGTAGTCGCCGGTCGTCGGGCGAGGCAGGACGCCGAACTCGATCTGGCGGTCGATGAACCTGCGGAGGATGACCGGCTCAGCGTGGGTGGTCTGTCGGTCGGCGATCATGCCGAGAAACGTCTTCTGGTCCTCGGTCGAGCTTCGTTCGCCGGTCTCTGAGCCGAACAACAGGCGGAGCGGGATGCCCGAGCCGGCCGATATCAGCTTCATCGCGAGCAGCGCAGCACCCGTCGGGTCGGGTTCGGAGTCCCCGACCCGCGTCAACTCGCCGCCCTGGATGAAAAACGTCTTTCGGAGCTCGTGGTAGATCTCCTGCAGGTTCTCGTCGAGCGCTTCGAGCTGGGCTGGCGTCCACCTCACGTCCGGGTCGAGCTTGGCCTGCAGCACGCCTGCGACCCGCTGCCAGAACGCCTCACCGCTCGATGCCGATATCTTCTGCAGATCGACGAGCGGGTTGTAGATCCTGCGCAGTGCCGGCTTGCCGAACACCGGGTCGTCGAGCGGATCCTCGGCGACGTGGATCACCCGTGTCGCGTGCACCTGAGCGGTGCCGGTGCGCGACGTCGAGCGAAACGTCGGCACGTTGCCGGCCAGGTCGATCTTGTACGTCTCGGGCTGGCCGTAGCGTTCGCTCGCCGGGTCGGTCACCCATCGGTCGATCTGCGCCAGTCGCTCCGAGTACAGCGACACATAGAGCAGATCTTCGGGGTCCGACATCCGAAGCGGCGGCATCGGTAGCGCCCGGTCATCACCGCCCTGGTAGCCAAGCAGGATCAACGAGTACTGGCCGATGCGCGCGAGCTTGTCGGCGGCCTCGAACTTCTGCCAGATGCCGAGCCGCTTCGCCATCGTGGCCCACGCCTCGGTGAACTCGGTGCCGTCCTCTTTGTCGGGCTCCGAGATCAGCGGCGGCTTGCGCCACGTCGTCTCGGCGATCATGTCGACGACCCTGCCAGCGACCGGGTCGCGCTCGTACATGCCCGCGTAGTTGTTCCAGCGGAGATCCCTTGGGTAGCCGGCGACCCGGTAGATGTCCCGGTCCCCTCCGTACTGGAGCCCGTGCGTCTGTGCGAAGGCGAGCCGGTCGACGATCTCCGACAGCAACGCGAGCTCGGGACGCACCGGACCCTGGACCGCGCCGCTCCCGTTACGGGCCAACACCTCTGTGCTCATCGCTCACCTCGTATCCATTCGGGGGTCGGCCGGCCGAGCAGCTTTTCGGTGTTGCCCGACATCGACCGAACATAGTGCCCGAGCTGCATCCGGCCACGGTCCGAGCGCCAGCCTCGCATGTGCGACGCCGACGATGCCCACGGCTTACCCTCGGTGTGGACCTCACTCTCCGCGAAATGCGGCTGGTTGCTCATCGGGATTCCGCAGAGCACGACCCTCGGCTCGGGTGTGTGCTGTTTCGTGACCACGACGCCCACCCATGCCCCGAGAAATCCCGACGAGCCGTTGTTGCCGGTCGTGTCTGCGTGGTGGTCGACCATGGACCGCTTGATACCGTACGTCTGGTAGTCTCGCGCATGCCCACGCTCGGCTCTCTGGCGCTCCCAGCCCCATTTCTGCGGATGGTCGGGGTCGACGTGCAGCTTCGTTGGATGACGCGTGACCCAGCAATCCAGGTAGGGGACATGGACGCCGATGTCGTTGACCGCGACGACGAGGCCCGGCCAGGGACCGCCGAGCATCACCTCCAGCGCGCGCAGGTCGTCCCACACGCATCGTGCACCACCGAGCACGAGCGCCAACCCAGGGTCCGGGATCGGACGGTCGTCGCCGTAGAAGCACGGCCGTGCGCTCGTCGCGGTCGTCACCCGAACGCCTCCAGAGCCTCGACGACGACGCCCATGTCATCAGCACCCAGTCCTTGGTGGCACCCGACGAGCAGCCCGCTTCGCATCACGTCGTCGGCCCACGGGAACCGCCCCGACCCAGCTTCCCGGAACGCCGGCTGACGCAGGACGTTGCCGGTCATGATCGGGCGCGTCTGGATGCCGCACGCTTCGAGGTGGACAGCGAGGCGCACCCGCTCCGAAGGCGCGTCCATCACCGAGCAGTTGACCCGCAGCGGGTAGGCGAGCCAGTTGGGCTCCGCCTCAGGATGCACGACCGGGCCTCTCAGCCAGTCCGTCGAGCGGACATAGGCGTCGAGACGGGCGACGTTGGCTCTTCGCTGGGCGAGAAAGCCGTCGAGCCGGTGGAGCTGCTCGAGCCCGAACGCGGCCTGCAGCTCGAGCGCCTGCAGATTGTAGCCGACTGCGAAAAAAATGAACTTCGCGTCGTAGGGCGTCTCGTCGAGCACCATCCGGTAGCGGCTCTCGACGGAAGCGTCGGCGTAACCTTCGAGCACCGAGGCTCGGCCCCAGTTCGCCAGCATCCGCGCTCGTCGGGCGTGTTCTTCGTCGCGGAAGCAGACCATGCCGCCACCGCCTGCGCATGTGATTACGTGGGTGGCATAAAAGCTCGTGGTGGAGACGTCGGAGTAAGCGCCACTTGGGAGGCCAGCGTAGCGCGCGCAGAGCGTGTCGCACGAATCCTCGACCACCACGAGACCGTGGCGGTCGGCGATCTCTCGGAGCGCTGGCATGTCGGGCACATTGCCAAGGAGCAGCGGGACCATGATCGCGCGCGTCCGCTCGGTCACGGCCGCCTCGACAGCCCGGACGCTGGCCTGGTAGCTGTACGGCTCGACGTCGACGAATACGGGGACCAAGCCGAGCTGCAGAATCGGTGCGACCGTGGTCGAGAACGTGAGCGCGGGCGTGATGACCTCAGAGCCGGCCGGTAGGTCGAGACTCGCGAGCGCGAGCAGGTTCGCGCTGGATCCGGAGTTCGTCATCACGGCGTGCGGCTTGTCGAAGAGCGCCGCGACCCGCACCTCGAACTCACTGACGAGCGGGCCCGCCCCGATCTGGCGCGGGTTTTCGAGCACGCGCACGACCGCCTCGATCTCCTCGCTACCGTAGGACGGCGAAGCGTAGGGCACGCTCACAGCCGGAACCGCTCCTCGGCGAGCGCTCGGTTGTGGGTAGCGTCCTCACGGGAGTAGTAGAACGCCCCGTCGTCCCACGCGTAGCGGAAGCCGTCGGTCAGCCAACCGGCGAGTGGAGTCGAGCGGAACACTACGGGAATCGTGCCGACCAACAGGCAGTCGATGAAGCGGTACGTCCACAGATGCTCCCACGGGCCCGGCCAGTCGGTGTGATGCGGACAGAGGCCGAACTCGGCTCTGGCCAGCGTCTCGTAGTAGGGCGGGTCCCAGCCGTTCTTAGCCTCGGTCCTGCCGCGCTCGCTACCCTCCACGAGAGCACCTGGATAGTGACGGAACGGCTCGAGCAGTTGCCTTCGGCCTCGGTCTATCCGGCCGAGAAAAAGCAGGCTGTACGTCTTCGGCGCAGCGAGCAGAGCAACGGACTTGGTGAAGAACGAGTCCGGGTAGATGAGCCCGACCGGCTTCCCGTCGAGTACAGACTGGCCCCGCCAGTGGTCGGCCTTCGTGCACCGGATCTCGCCGTCCTTGTCCCGCTCGGCAAGCGCGAGCTGGAGCAATGCCACTTGGCGGTAGGTCATGCGCTCTGCCTGCGAAACGCCCGCTTGGCTTCTGAGCGTGACGAGCGGTGCACGACCACTGGGTCCGGAACGCTCGACCAGCGCGCGAAGCACATGTACTGCGGCGTGAGCGCACGGACCGACCCGCGCCACTTACCAGACCGCCATGCACGATCGAGCGCAGCCTCGTCCGATGTCTCGGAATCGAGCGCTTGGATCCACATGCGCAGCAACTCAACCGCTGCGTCGGTCGGCTCGAAGTAGAGCGTCCCGACGTGCCATACCCGGTCCCGACTCGGTGGCATCCTCACCGCCCGGAAGTCGACGCCTTTGGCGATAGCAGGAAGGCGGACGACGGAGCCGTCCACGTCGACCCATAGCAGCGGCCGACGCAGAGCCTCCAGCGTCCCAAGGATGTGCACCGGCTTCTGCCGACAGTTGGCGAGGTAGCCGCCCGCGTCCGCTCGCTCGACGATGTGGTGGTCGAGGCCGAGCGCGTCGCATTCGGAGCGCAGCCGCTCGGCATGCACAGGATACTCCCACGTCGGCGTGTAGAAGCTGGTGACCGCGAGGCTCACAGCGAGCGCCCGGCTTCGAGCAGGGCCGTCACGTCGATGGAGCCAGGTAGCATTGGCTCGGCCGATGCGAGGCCCGGATACGGCACAGCCGTCCAGCCCACCGAAGCCGCGTAGTCGTGGAACTTCGTGTCGTCGCCACTGAGCTTGTCCGACCAGCGCACCCAAGCCGCGGGTATCCTGTAGGCGTGCGCGACGATGACGCCGTGCAAGGACGACGAGACGATGGCCCGGCACTGGCGGATCTCGCGGACAACGTCGAGCGGGTTGGCCCGGAGCACGTCAATTCGGCGCTCACCGGGATGCAGCTTTCGGACGATTTCGCGGTCGACGTAGTGCGGCACGAGGCCGAGGTCGTGGATCTTGGGCACGGCTCCGTTGACGAGCTCGGGCAGGAGCAGCGCGGGGTCGCCGTAAACGCCAGGATCCGTGCCCCCAGCTTCCGTGACCACCCGCCCCGTCAGCGGCCCGCGGACAGCGAGGTAGCGGGCCCTCCGGTCCGGTCGGTCCGTCGCCCACATCGCGCCCGAGCCCCATACCGTCTGCCCGGCCCGAGCGAAGCGGATGATCGAGCCGGTCGCGAGCAGATCAGCCGAGCCCTGATCTACCCAGCGCGCACGATGTCCGAGCCGATCGAGGATGGCCGGCGTCAGTACGTCGCCGAGATTGCCCGGCCTCGGACTGCGCGGCCACCACACGCGGAGGTCAGACACCGACGGCCTCGCCAGCGTATTCGGTCCAGAGCCGGTGCGCCCATCCGGCCTCCCGGCTTGAGAAGCGCGGCCGACCATGTCCGGAAACAAGCCGCACATCACCCCCCGGCGGAGCCTTCCGGCAGTGCTTCTTGAAGCTGACGATCTTGCCCGGGAACATGTCCTGTAGCCGGTCGGGCCTGGTGTGCGCGTGCAGCCACTCGCCGTCGCCGCGGTAGCGGCGCATGTACTCGTCCGGGGCCGCCGAAAACGTCCGCCAGACACACTCGGTCTCCGGTCCAGGACGTAGTAGCATGACCCCGGATTGAGCCCGGCCCGACAGGTTGAAGTCGTTCAGCATCGCGAGCGGGCCGGGGTACTCGAAGAACGGGGCGAGGTCGCCGACGACGAGCGTGTCGAGGTCGAGCAGGAGCACAGGGCCGAGTTGCAGCACGTCGGGCCGAAACATCTCGAGCTTGCTCCACCATCCTCGCCAGTCGTGTACGAGCGCGATCTTCTGGTGCGGGTTCGGGAGCGTCCAGCCGGCCACGTCCGTCAGGCACACGAACCGCATGCCAGGGCTCCAGCGCTCGACGCCCTCAGCCAACGCGTGCACCCACCGGGCGCTGTACTCGCCGCCGGAGCGGAGCACGCACGCGACGGTCATGACAGCGACGTCCGATCGTCGATGGTGTCCGGCTCATGCTCTCCGCACCAACTCGACGATCCGACATCGGGCCATACACCGCCCGGGCCGTGCCTCACGACCGGCGCGCGTCGTCGGCACCACCCCAGCACCCGATCTTCGCGGGCGTCACTACTAGGCAATTCATCGCCGAGTGGCTGAAAGAACTTGCACGTTCGGCACGTGGGCACGCTCATTTCCGCCCCAGCGGCTTCGACACCGCGCCCGTGTACTGGTCCGAATCGCTCTTGTGCCCACCACCGATTCCGCCTGGCGCCACGATGCGGCGCGTCACACCGAGCGGCCTTGACACGGCACCCTCCGGCCGGCTGTCTGCTTCGATCATCGGCGCGTGTGCGTACCGGATCGAGTCCCACCAGTGGTTGTGCTTGTCTTCGAGCTTCGGCAGCGGGTCGCCCGTGAGCCGGTCGGTCTTGTAGCTCCAGAGCCGCGCTTCCTCGATCGTTCTCGGACAGCGCACGTGAATCACGATCCTGTCGAAGCTCCGCAGGTAGCGGACGCCGTCCTCGACCGAGCCGCTCCACTTCGGCGCTGCGATGATCTTGAGGCCGCGCTTCGCTACGTGGTCGATCGTGCCTGGCTCGGCGGCATCGGCGCGGATCGTATGCTTGGCCGCGCCAGGTACCGAGCGGATCACGCCGTCAATCTCGTCGTAGCTGATGCCGATCCCGCCCGCTTCGTAGTCGATGAACAGACAGCGGTCGCCGTGCTTGCACGCCCCAATCCACGATCTGCTGACCGCGAACGGGTCCTGGCTGAACCCCCAGTCCGCTCCGTAGTACGGCCCGTCCCATTGCGGGTCCGGCTCAAACTCGTCGACCACCCACTTGCCGCTGAGCACTTGGGCGTCAGATCGAGTGTTGTACTCACCGAGCCAGATGTGCGCGTAGCGCTCCGGATCCACGCGCTGCATGCGCTCGGCTTCCGTGAGCATCACGTCCGGGCAGAACGGATTGTCGAGGTAGGTTGAGTGCACCCGGAGCGAGCCCTCGGGTTGCTCGGCGAAGAACGCGTCGACCGGATCCTCGGGCTGGTCCGGATTCCAACTGAACCAGACCTCGGAGCCCGGCGCTCGGATCGTCGGCAGCAGCAGGTCGAGCGAACGCTGGCTGATCGACTGCGCTTCCTCAACCCACGCTCGACCGAAGCCCTCCAACGACTTGAGGCTGTCGGCTGTATGGTCCTGCATGCCCTCGAAGATCATCACGCCGGTACCACCTCGACGTCGGATCTCGGCGTTGAGGATCTCGAAGTGGTCCTCGTGGCCGGGCACCATGCCGCGGATCTTGGACTCAACCAAGCTCTTGGCGCTGAACTTGAGCGAGCGCTGGACCTCACGGATACAAACGAAGCGGAGGTCGGGGTCGCACAGCATCTCCTCGACAGCGAGCTCCGCGAAGAAATGGCTCTTGCCTGACGACCGCCCACCGCTTCCGCCTTTGTAGCGCGCCGGCTCGAGCAACGGCAGCGCCCACTCCGCCGTGGGGATGTCAAGCGCGACCGTCGCCATTCGCACCGTTGGCGTGGGCGGCTACTCGATTCTTGCCCGCTGGCACCACTTGGCGCTTGACGGTCACTTCCATCGGCCCGCCGTCCTTGCCGGTGTGCTCATGCAGGTGGCGATTGCTCCAACGTCCGCGCTGGCGGTTGTTGAGCCAGTAGATCGCTGCTGGGGTGTCGGGCGGGTAGTGCTTCAGCGTCTCGACCCGAATCGGGCGGCCCTCGTACTGGAAGATCTTCTCCTCGGGGTGCGTGTAGCCGGTCGCGCGCTGGTAGAGCCGCTCGGCGACGTTCGCGTCGGCATCGTCCTTGCCCCTTTTTCTGGCCTCCAAAAACTCGGGGTGCCGCTCGCTCCAAGTGTGCACAGTCTGGACGCTCACGCCGAAGAAATCGGCGAGGTCTTCGTCGGTCGCGCCGAGGAGACAGAGCTTGTAGCACTGCTCCGCGTGCTCATTGCGATACTTGGTCGGGCGACCGCCTGGCATCTACGCGACCTCCCCGCCGGCCTTCCACTCGTCACCCTCTACGGGCGGGCGCTCTCTGAGCAGGCGGACCATCTCCTCACGCATCTCCGGTCCCGCGATCCGCCACTTGATCGCTTCCCACAGCGTCACAGCGAACGAGATTCGAACCGTGACGGTCGCGGTGTTGGGGCTGGCCATCGGCTACGCCACCTCCCTCGGCACGTAGACCGTCAGCCTCTTGCAGCGGTCACACCACGCGCCGTGTTCTCCAGGCTGGAGCTCGGCGTACGAGAAGCGGGTGCGCTCGTTCACGTCCACTTCAGCGGCGACTCCACCGATGGGCCATCCGCAGTCTGCGCATTTGATCGGGTTCGCCATTGAAGTCAAAAAGCCCCGCGCCGGGTTCGATTCCCGGCGGGGGCCACGAGGGCTAGCAAGTCTGTCCCGCAAAGCTACGCTCCCGTGTGGTGCGGGGTCAACGCTGCGGCTCACGCGGGCCTGCCGAGGTCGACGCTGATGCGGCGCATGCTCTCGGGTCCGCTGAGGTGCGCTTCCATGCGTCGGCGGGTGTCGCGCCAGTCTTCCGCTTCTCGGTCCCACTGCGATGCTTCTGAGCCCGGTGGTGGCTTGCGTGGCTCGGCGTAGAACTGCGCAATCGTGGCGCGGAGCATGCCAGCGAACTCGTTGGTCGCGATGGCTCGCTTGCCTTCCGCGGCGTAGCCGGAGAGCGCGACGGCGAGGATTCGCGGGCGGTCGATGTCCGGCGCTGCTGAGCCGTCCGGTCTAGCCCACGCGTTCGCTCGCATGCCGGGCGGGCCGAAGTGCTGGTACAGCGTGCGCCTGGCTAGGGGCTCCGTGGCGGGCGGGCAGTCGTCGAGTACGCCGGCGTGGGGTCCGAGCCAGTCGGCGAGTTCGTCGGGTTCTTCCGCCTCGCGCACGCGCGGTGTGTGTGCTTCTTCGTCTCCGTACTCCGTACTCCGTACTCCGTACTCCGTGCTTGGCAAGGGTATCCCGATACCATCCGCATGGTATACCTCAGGAAACGGGATCGGGAGTCCGTAACGGCGCGCGAAGTCGTTGACAATGCTGAGTTTAGGCAGTGTGAGTAGATGTGTTGACACGCTCTTGCGATGGTTGTCGTTGCCGAGATTTCGGCTCGGCTCGAACTCGAGCGCGTTCCGGAGCCAGAGCACGTTGCGCTCACGGATCAACCATGCCTTGTCACCCCCTTCGGATAGTATCCGCATGGCATCAGCTACCCTTCCGGATGGTATCCCCGAGCGCTGCGAGATGACCGCCTCAGGAGCGTCGAGTACATCAATGCCGGATGGCCCCAGCTTCAGCTTCAGGTGGAACCACACGAGCTGCGGGTCGGACCCGAGGTCCTGAAACTCCGGAGTCTCGGTCAGCACCGTGTAGATGCCGCGGTAGTCGCCTCGGTCGCTCACAGTTGGTTCAGCGCCTCCGCGCGTTGGTTGAAAGGGAGCGCACCCGCCGAATCAGCCGGTACAGCAGCGCGACGATGCGCGGACGTAGGCGAGCGGGTCGCGGTCGGAGCACGGGCCTGCCCGTAGGCGCTCGGATGCTCACGGCTCCTCGCTCACGCACTCGGGGATGGTCTCGCAGATCGCTTTGAGGCGGGCTTCGATGCGGTCGTGGTCAATCCTGATCATGTTGCTGTAAATGACGACCAGAACGAGGATCACCACGGCAGCGAACGCCACGTCGCCATCGGTTGCGGGCTTGCTCACGGCTTCGTCTCCTCGGGGGCCGCGTCCCCGGAGGGGCGGGCGGGTGGGCCTATGATCATCAGGAACGCGAGAATCGCCCACGAATCCAAGGCGATTATCAGATGATGGAGCCCGTGGTTATCCCAGTCCCAGGCGATGATCTGAGCCAGCACGATCACCGAGTACAGAGGCGCGAGTATGGAAGCGTTCACGAACCACAGCCACCACGCGGCCCTCACGGCTCGTCCCCCTCTGTCCCCTCGGGCGCGGCGCGCTCGCGGATCTCGTACTTGCTCATCAACACCTTGGCCAAGTAGACGTACTGGCCCCAGCCGATGGGTGCGTTGTCGTTCTCGATCTCGGAGATCAGCCACGCGAGCTTCCACATGGGGTTGGCGTCGATCTCGTCGCGGTTGTACGTCGGGTCACCCATCAGTCTCTCCTGCCTCTGTCGTGGCGCCCCTGGAGCGGAGCCGGGCACGCACGTCGTTGAGGGCTGATTCGACAGTCATGTTGTAGAGGCTGGAGTTGCGGGCGGCCTCCGCCACAACCGAGAAGCCAGGGTACCACGGCTCGTCGCTGTCTTCGCGCGGCTCGGCTGCGGGCTCGGGACGTGGCATGATCTTCCTTATCAATGTTTCGCACCCCACACATGCACGCTGTCCGTGAACCTCGATCACCGTCACCTCTCCGTCCCGTAGGTAGCACGGCGACATGTCACTCTTGGCTCGTGGGCAGCGCAGCCCCTCCCCCACGTCAGCCTCTCGCACGTCCTTGGGGGTGCGGCGACGGTCGGTGGCTCGCGTATTAGCGACCCACTCAACGCCGCCCCTGAAGAAGAGGACTGCTTTGTTCCGCCTCTCCGTCCCACTCCGTCGCTCGCGCGGCGCGTCTCCTCGGTCGGTGCGCTCGCGATGCTGTGTGCAATGGATGTCTTCTTCGCGCTCGACGTAGTTGAGGCATCCGTGAGTAGCGCATAGCGGCCACTTCTCGGGGCGCTCGGGGGTGCCGGCGCTGTTGTCGTGAATCGGACACCACGGCTTGCCGGCCGCCATCTCGTCCGTGCACGTGCAGCGCGGGTAGGCTGTCGTGCTCATCGGGGACCTCCCCATGTGGCACGTCCCATGATGCTGTCGAGCCACGGCGAAGGAGCGAAAATCGTTGTGTCGCATGTAGAGATGTTGGGGCCGGTCAGGTCGCTCCATCGTCCGATGACCGAATCAGCTTCGCCCACCAGCAGCGTACGAGCCTCGTGGTCCCAACAGAACCACATCGAGCGGATGCTGTCGCCGCTGACCCACCAGTTTGCGTAGGCTGTGTCGGACCATTCCATCGACTCCATCCGTGCCCATGTGCTGTCTAGTTCGAGGCGCAGCCCACGAGGCAACGCCTGGACGCTCGCCGTGTAGTCCTCCCGTCTCGGCGCTTCGTAGGCGAGGATGGAGAGCGTCACGAGTCCGAGCATGACGTAGAGCGGTACGCGGAGGCTCATCGTCTTCGTGCTCATCGCTCAGCTCCAACGGTCTCGAAGACGGCGACCATCGCGCGGAACAGCCGGTGACGCTCCTGCGAGCGCGCACCGAACGCTACACCATCGACCTCGCCCGTCGTCACGCTCTGCACACCGCGTAGGTGGAGGATCGCGTCGATCACCGACTGCACGTCGTCGTCTCGCGTCGGCCTCTCCAGCACCACCGTCAGCGTGTTCACCCTGTCCGTCATCGCTCCTCCTCACGGGCCTCGGGGGTGGCGCGGCGCGGTGCAAGGTTGTCCTCGTTGAGCGTCGCCCACGTCATCACGCCGACGGTGAGGACAGCGGTAGCAATCGTGACTGTCGCAGGATCAAAGATCCAAGCCACGAGCGCGCCTCCGCACATTCCTGCGGTCATGTAGACCAGCAGGAGGACGTTCACGGCCCGCGTGTGCTGGACCATCTCTTCGTGCGTTCTCATGGCTTCTCACTCCCTGGGGTGGCGCGGGCGAGGTAATCGCGGATCGCTTCCTCGTCGGGCCTTTTATCGAGCACGCCCGTGCCGTACTGGTTCGTGATCGCGTTCATGACGCCGCTCGTCGCCAGCGTGCAAGGCTCATCCCAATTGAGAGCGTTCCCCAGCCTGCCTAATTCAGCGTATGCTACGCGCAACACCTCGCCGATCACCTTATCGGACGGAACGGGGGGCCGCGCTCCGCCCCCGAGAGGCACCGGCTTACCACCTATGAATTGGCTCATTCGGTCCTCCTTGGGGTGGCGCGCGGCGTCTCGGGGGTGGAGGCGAGGGCGCGATAGCAGAAGCCGGCACGTTCTTCGTTGCGGGCGGCCTTCTCGTCAGCACCTTTCGCGCGATGGCTTGCAGCGTATCCGTCGAACCACTCGGCGCATAGCGTCAGCGCCTGTCTCAGCCGCTCCACCTGCTTCTCCAGCCCGTCGATCTTGAGCCGGTCGTGCGCCATCTGAGCGCGCTTCGTGTCCAGTTGGCGGTGCAGGCTATCGACGTAGGCTTGCTCCACCTCCGGGGCAGGCGCAGCGACCGAAGACGCTCTAGCCGAGCCCCCACCGATAGCACTCGGTTGACTCGCGTCGGGTGCCGGGCTGGACATCCCGGCTTCGGTCTGTGAGGAGGTGGGGTCTGTTCGCGGGGCAGGCGCAGAGGGGGTGGCGCCTACGGGCACAAGCGCACAGACGTGGACCGTAGCAGCAAACCGCTCCGTTTCTCCCGGCTCCTCATTGAATGTGGCGGTGGCTCCTACGTCACGATGGCATTGGATCATGGATTCACGGTGCCCGTCGGCTTCTTCGCGCGACCATGCTTTGATCATCGCCCACCCGTCGTCCTCGTCTGCCTCGTCGCTGTACGCGGGCGCGCCGCCAGCCGAGGGTACCTCCCGCTCCGGTGCGTCCTGAGAGCGGTCCCGTCCGGTGGCGGGCTCGGCTGACGGCGCTTCTACGTCGGCGGATATTGCTTCTCCGCTGTCGTGGTCCTCACCTCCTTCGGTTGCGGGTGACGCGGGGCCGAACAAGGACACGGGACAGAACGGCGAGTGCCACATGACGCCGGTCGGCACGTCCAGATGGCACCCGGCAATGCAACGACTCGGCGCCTCCCCCACGCCTGCCTCCGTCTCTACAGAGGCGAGCGCGGCCACGATGCGGTCGGCGTCGTCGCGACCAAATACGTAGGCGAGTGGCGGCCCGCCTCTAGGGCCAATCGCGTGGAAGCCGCCGATCTCGCACCTCTCGACCTTGCCGAGATATATCACCGCCGCCTCCCTCTCCGCGCGTCCGCTGCTCTCGTCTCGGGGGGTGCTCATGCGAATGCCCTTCCAGCCATGACGGCGCGCTCCAAGTCAGTGAGGTCCCACGCGTGAACGACCGCGCAGAGGTCGCCATGGATCGGGCGTAGGAGGAGCGGGTCACGGTCGGGTACGGCGCCGATGCGGAGATCGGCCCATTCTTCGACTTCCCACAGGATCAGATGGTCCCGCAGGTTGAGCGCGCCGCCGAGTTTGTCCATCCCCTCTGGCGGTACCATCGGAACGAGCGCGTAGCCCCGCGTCCATTCGCGAGCCACCGCCATCATATTCACGTCGATTGCGAGCGTCGCTGAGCGCCGCCGAGCCTGCTGGGCGTGCGCATCGAACGTCGCTGTGCGTCCAGACCAGCGCATCAGCACCTGCTGCCGGTCCGCGCGTGCGATTGCGAGCATCGGCCGCCCCTTCTCGTCGCGCGGGCACGTCCGGATCGCCTGCTCGTATCTGACGAGCGGCGTGCCCTCGGCCAGCGCCTCGTACCCGGCCGCGGCAGCCTCGTACTCAGCATCCGCACGCTTATGCAGCGCCCCCCGGTACGCCCGCAGTCGCTCCCTCGCCTCCGTGGGGTCCATCGTAATCGTCTCGACGTTCATCGTCTCAGTCCTCTTTTGTGGGGGCGATGCCGGCGGCGTGCAGGAGGGTGGAGAGGGCTTCGGCGATCGCTTCTTTGCGGAACGCCAAGCGGGTCGCCTCGTCGAATGGAACCATCCCGCTTATCAGCATTCTCTCGCGAAGGTCGGCGACCATCTCAACGTCCAGCCCCAACTCCTCGACGATCGCGCGCAGCACGCACGCAGCGGGGCCGTACACGCCCACGTCCTCGTCCCACGCCATACGGTCGCCGAGATAGCTGCCGGCGCTCTCCGTGTACGCGAGGCACTCGTCCCGTGCGGCATCCACGACCGCCGTCCTCAGCTTCTCGGCGCTATCCATGCGTAGCCTCCGCGGCCAACGCCTCAGCGGGTCCGAGCACTCGGTCGCGGTATGCGTCGCGGAGTTGCCCCAAGATCCAGAAGACCTCCCACGGCGCGACCGTCACGTTGTTCGCGAGCGCGCCCGGCGGATACCCGTGGGGCACACCTAGCGGGATCACCGGCTCCATCGCCGACTCCATGCTGATCTGCTCGCCCAACTCCCCAAACGCACCCTCGATCTCCTCGATGGCGCGGTCCAGCGCGTCCAGTCTCTCCCGTAGCGCCCTCATGGCTCGTCCCTCGTCATACGTAAGCTCCTGTTGCGAGGCGATCGACCTCGGCCAGCACTTCGCCGGTCCGGCCGGAGAGAATCAGCGAATACGCGCTCTTGCCGCCGAACGCCTCGTGGGGGACCTCCATCCAACGCCACGCGGCACCGCGCGGATAGATCCTGCGGAGGCTCGCGAACACATGATCGCGGTCGGCCAGTCGCGCGTCGCTCCACTCGTATCCCAGGCCGCGCTTTTTCTTCGTCATGGCTCGTCCCTCGTCAGTCGTGTCTTCATCGTCCTACGCTTCCGTGGTGGGGGCGCCGGCCTGTCTTCGCGGGCCTCGTCGAGTAGCCGCTGCGCCTCTCGGCAGAGCTCACTCACGCGCGCGCCCTGGGTGTACAGCGTGTCCGCGCTCATGCGACACCGATCCGCGCTTCGTCGCGGGCAACGAGTTCGGGGCAGTTGGCTCGCACGATGGCCGCGGCTACGGGTGGCGAAACCGAGTTACCGACGAGGCGGACCTGTTCCGTCTTGGTCAGCTTCCGTCCTTCGGCGCCACGCTCGATTCGGTAGGAGTCGGGGAAACCCTGGGCCCGGTAGAGTTCGCGCGGCTGAAGCATCCGCATCGCGATATCGACGATGACGTACGGCTCGCCGGCGACCTCGACGGTGACCAACCCGAGGCGGTCCTTGGTCGTCACGGTGCGGGCGGGCGAGCCAAGAGCCTGCCCGACGCCCACGCCGTAGTACGAGGACAGGAAGGCGTAGACGAGCGCGTGGCGGTCGCCGCTGGCCCCCAGCTTCGCGAGGCTGGCCGCTACGAGGCTGTTGTGGTCGATCGTGGTGACGGTCGGCGTGGGCTCGCGTAGGTCCGCGCCGTCCACGCCCGTGAAGTGCTTCGCTAGGTACGCAGCGACGAGCGCGTGTTTCGTGGAGCCGACGATAGTGCCAAGGGGAACCTGTAGATCGAGCGCGCGCGGGCCCTGACCGTTGCGCTCCCCGTATCCGGTCTGCACGAGCGATGGGGCGATGTGGCCGACGACGTAGGGGTCGGGGGCGTCGAGGATGAATCGCCGGATGCCTGTAGCGATTCGCCGAAGCGTCGCCTCCGCGAGCGGGCGCCGCGGCGTGCCCATCTTCCAGCCTTCCGCTCGCCGCTCGCGTGCCCACGCCTTCGCCTCGTCGGGGGTCGCGAAGATCGAAAGCATCGGAACCCGCCAGTCGATGCAATCGGCGGCGGTGCGGAAGGGGAGGAGGCCCGCGCCGTGCGTCGGCTCCGGCCAGACGATCGGATCCCTGTCGCAGCGGGCGACGAGGAAGAGGCGCTTGCGGATCGTCGGGGCACCGAAGTCGCACGCGCGAAGCTCCCGCCACTCGACTCGGTACCCGAGACGCTCGAGTCCGCGCACGAATGCCCGGAACGTCTCACCCTTCCGCTTCGGGCAGCGTCGAAGCTCGCCCGGCGGCCCGACGAGCGGGCCCCACTCGACGAACTCCTCGACGTTCTCCAGGCAGGTGACCCGCGGCCGCACCTGTCCCGCCCACCGCTGCACGACCCACGCGAGCGCGCGACGCTTGCGGTTCCTGATCGGCTTTCCGCCCTTCGCCTTGCTGTGATCTGTGCAATCGGGACTCGCCCACAGCAGCCCGACCGGCCGGCCTCCGGTAACAACGCGGGGGTCCGCCTCGAAGACGTCGCATACGTGGTGCGTCGTCTGCGGGTGGTTGGCCATGTGCATCGACACCGCCGCCGCGTCGTGGTTGATCGCCACGTCGACCATGCGGCCCGTCGCATACTCGATGCCCAGCGACGCGCCCCCACCGCCTGCGAAGAGATCGCAGATGATCTCCTCATGCGTGTCTAAGAGGAGTTGCGAGAAACGCACGCTCATCGGGCCCCGCTGGTGAGGGGGCGGGGCAGGGTAACATGTGCGGCCACTTCTGAGCGGCCGGACGGGCTGTCGAGGGAGGGGCGAGTCAGGCGCGGGGCGCGTGAGCGCCCGTCAACGGCCGTCCAGTCTTTCCGCGAGAAAGAACGCGGGCACCGCTGTCGTTCAGGATTCGCGGGGTGAGGGAAACATGTACGGCCACAAGTCAGCCTCGAACGGCCTTCCGCGCCATCGTGATCGTGACCGACTCCCTCATGTGCCCGTACGCGTCGTCCGTGGTCCGGATCGACGAGTGCCCGAGAAACACCCGGAGCTGTTCCAGGCTCACGCCCGATTCGAGGCACATCCGTGCGTACGTGTGCCGGCCCTGATGCCACCCGGCGCCCATTCGGTTGAGGCCCGCGGAGTCGAGTAGCTTCGCCATCCAGCGCCACTGCACGCGCCGTCCGATCGGCTGTCCGCCACGGTGCACCACGTAGCCCTCGGTGCCCGAATGATTCCAGCCGGGCAGGATCAGCGCGGTCCTCGCGCGTTTGCCTTTGAGCGGCTTCGGCAGAGTCCGACCCTGCGGGATCTGACGCTGCACCCGGACCGTGTCGCCGGTGATGTCTTCCCAGCGCAGCCCGAACACCTCGCCGACCCGGAGTCCCATGTAGAGCGCGCAGTCGAGCGCGACGAGAAGCTGCGGGTCGATCTTCGGGGCGGCCCTCCTGAGCTTCATAGTCTCCGCGTCCGTCCAGTAGCGCACGTCGGGCTCGACGGGTTTCGGGAGCACCACCTTCGGAAACGGAAGCTCGAGCCAGAGCCAGAAGCTCCTGAGGCTCACCACGTACTGCCGTACCGTGCTCGGTCGGTAGCCGGCGTCGATCAGCGCGTTGACGAGCACCTGAACCTCGATGTCCGCGACCGGCTGCAGGGGCGGGTAGTGGTCCGTCAGATGACGGAGCGCCGTCGAGTCGCCGGCCAACGTCCTCGGCTCCACTACCCGCGCGCGGTGCACTCGGTAGGCATCGATCACCTGAGCGAGTCGCCGGACCGGGGCCCGCCCGCCGTAGCGTTCCTCGTACGCGGCCCTCCACTTCTCGGCCTCGCGCCGGCTCTCCGTCCGGTGTCCGCCCTCGGGCCACGCCGGATGAGACGGGTCGCGCATCGTCGGCCGGCCCATGCCCAGCCACCGGAGGTCGATCGCGTAGTAGCGTCCCCTTCGCCATAGCCTAGAGCCGTCCAGCCACGGAGTGTGCGATTTCTGAGCGCCGGTGCCACGGGCCACGCTTCCTCCGGGGGCGGATGAGGCGGGCAAGATGTTCCTCGCATCCACGCACGGGCAACCGCCAGTGGCGGTCCTTGTGAGCGCCCGGTATCTCCTTGGCCGCCCGCGCCCACCACTTCGGGCTCCGGCTGTAGCGTCGGCTCGCCTGGACCGTCGTGATGTAGACCGGCCCCGCGTCGGTGAGCGCGGTAGCGAGCTCGTCGAGCGTCATGTCACCCGAGCCCACAACCAAGGACACCCGCGTGTCACCCGGAAGGCTCGCGATCGTAGCTGCCAGGCTCATGCGCCCTCCGCCATCCACCGCGTGTACAGAGCCGGCACGTCACCGAGATAGACCGGCGCAAGCCCGAACTGGTCTGCTGTCGGGTCGAGAATCCGCCCATCAGCCAACCTCAACCAGCAGTGATTCCGGTGTGGGAACCAGACCTCCTCTAGCGTTGTCCGGTAGCCGAACATCGCCAGGAGTGATTCCAGGGGCGCTGCAACGGCGAAGCACATCAGGTCACTCGCTCTGCTCTCCAGCACACCGTGGCGGAACTCGGTGGCGAAGTGCAGCAACACATCGTCGGTCCATTCGCACTCAGTCGCGCTCATGCGGGCACCACCAGTCCAACGCGGGCGGCCCAATCGAACGAGTCCGCCGCGCTACGCCACAGTTCCCACGGAATACCGGCGTCCTCGCAGGCTAGACGGAACCCCTCTTGGTGTACGGTGAGCTTTCCCTTGTGCGTTTTCAGTTCCGCGAACGTCCACGCTTCGGGGTGGATCACAATCAGGTCGGGGATGCCGGGCGATGTGCGGGTGCCGCCTGGATCGCGCCGGTATCCCTGGGACGTGTCGTAAACAGCACACCCGATCTGGCGGAGGAACTCCTTCACGTTCTTCTGGATATCCGCTTCTCTCATCGCACGGTCTTCCATTTCTCGCGCCGCACTATCGCCCGCACAGTTGGGTACGAGACGGGGAAGTCGCGCGATATGCCCTGCATGCTCTCGCCAATCGCGTGACGGCGCCGGATCTCACGTACGTCATGCACAGTCAGCTTCATTGGCCGCCGTGGGATTAGCCCGATCTCGTAAGCGTGGGCGATGTTGTCAGCGTGTGTGAGGTACTCCAGGTTGTCGACACGATTGTTCTTTGGGTCGCCGTCTCTGTGGTTGACCTCGCAACCATCCGGACATGGCCCCAAGAACGCCTCCGCGACGAGCTGGTGGATCTTCACAATCCGCTGGGGCCTGGGAGCGTCGCTTAGCCGAACGACCAGATACCCACCGCCACCCATATGGCCGATCTCTCGCCCGATGTGCGTGCTCTTGCCTCGCGCGATGCGCCGCACCTTGCCAGTGTTGCTTACGTCGTAGGGCCATCCCTCCACAGGACGCCACTCGATGTCGCGGCTGATCTGGCGCTCGCTCACGCCGCACCCCCACGCCTGCCCCTGTACGCGTCCAGGTCCACCACGTCAGCGTCCTTGCGGGCACGAATGCGGCTCACGAGCCTCTCGGTCAGGTAGGTAGCCTCGGCCTCGACTGCCTCCGTTTCGCTGTCGTGGGGGATGCGGCGGTCGGCTGTCCATGTGAGCAGCGCGAAGACTGCGATGCCCGCGCCTCCCCAGAAGGGAGCGCCGAGCAGGAAGCCGACGACGACGGGGTCCATTAGCGTGGCCCCCTCGGCGCCGTACGGAACAGAACCGCGAGCGTGATCCCCATGAACAGCGCCCATAGCGCGATACGGGCAGGCACAGGTAGCGCGCTCACTGACGTAGCTCCGAGTTGAAGACCCACGCCTCGGAACGACTCAACGGCTTCGCCATGCGCTTACGGCACGCCTTGCATGTGACGGGGCGCCCCACCGAGACGAATGAGCCATAGCCGTACTCGACGCCGTACCTGTTCATCCAGAACGCGAGACACGCGCTCCGGTACTCCCTGGGCCCGTCGATCGACTCGCCCCGCACAGCGTGAATCACGCGGCCGCCCTTCACGCGACCACGTAGCCGCCATATTTCGGGGGCCGGCTGACCAGGGATGACCTTGCTCACGGCTCGTCCGTCCTCCACACGACGCCCGCCCGCTCCCGGAGCACCTCGTGCAGCCTCTCGTCCTCCTCGCCGCACACCGCAAGCGCAGCCTCCGCGTTGTCGATCGTGCGAGAGACGAGCGCGTAGTCGGCGCCCTTCGTGGTCGCGGCCTGATAGACGCGGCCCGCGGTGAACGTGACGAGAAGGGTCGAGCCCGCGATGAACGCCCAGTACGCGAAGCGCTGCAGCCGCTCGGACAGCCGCACTTCTCTCTCACGACTGCGGTAGTGCTCGCCCCACTCCTCGGGGGTGAGCAGCCGGAGCGCGTGGAACTCGGCGAGTAGCGGGTCGGTCGGTTCGTGCCAGAGTCTCACGTCACCCTCCCCGCCTGCTCGACCGAGCGCGGGTCACGCCCTACCCGAAACGCGACCCAGCCAGCGGCCTTACGCGAGTAGCCTGCGAACACCGAGCCACACTCGAGCTGGAGCCGATAACTGAGCTTCGACGCCGCGCCAGCGAGGTTGGCGGCCTCTACGTCGATTTCGAGCGCCTCGCCGTCCGTCAGCACGGGCACCCGGAAGCGGTAGGAGTTCACGGTGCGACCTCCTCACTGTCAGGGCACCAACCTAGTCTAAGGTGCGCGTGGTAGCGGTCCTTGGCCTCGCTCACGTCCTTGCGTGCCTCACGTTCGGCGTACGAATCGGGTGAGCGCGCAGCCCAGTCCCAATGCGCCGTCATCGCAGCACGGTACGCACGTTGGAGCGCGGCACCGACAGCGCAGAGCCGTGCGTCGGCGCGGTCGGTCGCGGTACGGCAGTCGGGGCAGGGCGTCGCGTTCTCGTCACGCACCGGCGGCCTCCTCACCCTCGGGCGGGAACGCATAGGGCAGGGGCTCTCCCACGGGCGCGACTAGTACAGCGCGCAGCCTCTCGATCTCAGTCTCAGCAGCGATGAGGCGCTCGCGATACCTGTAGGAGTACTCGACCTCGGAGCGGAGGGCTTCGATCGTGTCGGCGGCAACGTGCATAGCGCGCGAGCATTCGTCGTACAGTTCGGCGGGCTCGGTGCCTCGCACCCCATCTATCCAATCAGCCCACCCGCGTAGATCCTCAGGGCTCCCCACGGGCACGTCTCGCGTCTCACCCATCGGAATCCTCCACGATGCGGTCAACGGTCATCCGTCCCGCTCGCATTCCGATGTGGTCGGCGACCACGAGCGACAGCCACGCCTCGGTCCAACCCCACGGGCTGAATCGCTGGAGTGCCCACGCGAGGACCGTCCACACGAGCAGCATGCCCGCCGTGTTCATCAGCGTACCGCGCCAGAATCTGCGCTTCACGTCAGCCTTCATCGGTCGCCCCGTCTGTGAGAGAGGCGAGAGCGGCGCGGGCAGCGTTGAGGCGACGGGGAGACGAAGAATCCGGCCTGTCCTCGGAGGTAGTGGCCCAACCCCTCGGTATCGATACCCTCGGCGGGCAACTCTCCGAGAAGCACCTTGGCCGCGATCTCCATCTGAAAGCCGAGCCCGAGCGGCTCACGATCCCACGCGACCGGCTCGCCCGACCCTGCGAGGGAGCGCAGCCGCTCGTTCTCGGAGCGCAGAGCTTCGATCGTGTCGGCGGCAACGTGCAGAGCGCGCGAGCATTCGTCGTACAGTTCGGCGGGCTCGGTGCCTCGCACCCCATCTATCCAATCAGCCCACCCGCGTAGATCCTCAGGGCTCCCCACGGGCACGTCTCGCGTCTCACCCATCGGTCGGCTCCCATACGGGCGTACGTGCGACCGTTCGGTCCGTGAAGAGCGCGATGAGCACGACGAGCCACCCGATGCCGATGAGCGTCCAGAAGACGCCCATGGCCACGCGCGGGTCCGTCTTGGCCTCAGTCGTCATCGCGGTTCTCGGTGGCATCGTAAACGCCGGAGCACATCTCAACACGAACGCGCTGACGCGGCCGCGGACGACCGTGCTTCTCGGTGCAGGCGGCGCACCAATCGACGCTCTCCTCGTAACTAGGCGCGTCGGACGACGGCACGAACACCCATGAAGATCCGGGCTCTTTGTAGCGGAAGAACCGACCGCAGCCATCGCACTTCATGGCTCCTCCGCCGGTATGGTTGTCTACGAAGCTCATTTCGCCGTCTCCGTGTCCGTGAAGGGCATGAGCAGCGCGACCTCATCGCCCTCGTCTTCATGCTCGCCATCTGGCACGATCACGCGCATCTCCCACACGTCGTCAGAGGCTCCCGCAGACGCGACTTCCGCCACGATCCTCACCACGACAGCGTCCGCACGTACCTTGCGCAGTAGCGTGAGGGCGGCGCGGAGTCCGCACCGGGAGCACTTGCCGCACGCGGTCCCTAGGGACTCGTCGCCTCGGCACCATAGGCCGGGTGTATCGACGGCCCGCCCCAGCGCCTCCTCTACGACCTCCAGCGGGTTGCGGGGCTCAGGCATCGAAGGACTCCCTGCAAGGCGCGAAATCGGCGGGGATGCCGTCGCGGTAGTCGAAGCCGTGCTCGGCCTCGAAATCCTCGACCATGCACCCGAGCACGCGCCTGCCAGCGAAGTAGTCTGCGTGTACGTTGAGGCAACGGGCGCACGTCCGGTACGTCTCCCACTCACCGTCGTAGAGGCCGCGCACGTACTCGTGAAGATCGCCGACGTTGATCGTCACGGCGCACTCGCAGCAGCAATGCGGCTTGCGTGCCTTGACGAGCTTGGTCGTACAAGGCTCCATAGTCTCGCCTTCGTCGTACTGCCAGATGCAGCTACTCGTCATCGTCCCCTCCAGTGCTGGTGTCGCGACTCACGCCGAGGCATCCACCGATCAGGAGAACGAAGAACCCGAACCAGGGGTGGCCCTCTATCACGAGGTATGTCCCGGCTCCAATGGACCCCAGGAACGCCACCACGAATGCGAAGTAGATCACTCGTCCCCTCCCGTGCTGGGCGGGAACGCTTGCAGGTGCTCGATCAGCACTCCGCCAGCGCGGCCCGTGACCTTCACCACGACGGCCCCGTGGCCGAGACGCCAAGCCTCGCTCCGCACCTTGACCCGCTCGGCGTGCATGTCGCAGCGAACCGGGTGGTAGAGCATTTCGGTGCCGATAGGATGCTCAGCACTCCAAGCTTCAGGCGTCATCGTCCCCTCCCGTGCTGGGCGTGAACTCCAATTCGTGCTCCACGACGGCCGCACCAATGTCGCTCGTCACGTCGTACTTCTTGCCGGTCACGACGACGAACCCGCGCGCGTCCACCCGATAGCGCTGTGTGGCGTAGAAGCGACCGGATAGCTCCGAGTAGAACACGCGGATAGGTCGCTCAGGCATCGCTCAGCACCTCCACGTACAGCCCTCGCGTCTCGTCCTTCACGACCACCGAATAGTTGGGCTCGCGCTCACCCTGGCCACGCAACCCGCAACGCATGCGCTCGATATCCTCCGGGCTCCCTGTCACCTTGAGCGTGACGGAGGCAGTCGTGGGGACGGGCTCGAAGTGGCAGCACAGGTAGAGCTTTGCGTCTTCCTTAGCGACGAACCACCACGAGCCGTCGTGTAGAACCGGATGCGAGTCAATCGTCCTGACCTTCGCGTCGCACCGCACCTTCGTCCCCACCGGCCACATCGGCGGCGGGTCTCCGTCGAAGGGGATGACGAGGGCAGGGACGGAGTATGCGTAGCCTTCGTAAGCTTCAATCGGGCAGATCGTGTCGCCGTCATCCGCGACCCGTGAATCGCGCTTGCTCATCCACCCCACGAACGCCTCTCGCTTCTCAGGCATCGTCGTCCTCCGTCGTGCTGGGCGTGAGGGTGCGAGCGGCGAGTCGGTCGAGGTCGCGCTCCATCTCACGGCGTGTGTCGTACCATCCCACGACATCGGAGCGATCGGGCGTGAACGCGAACCACAGGACCGGGTTCTCCTTGTCGTGCGGGAACACGTACCTGCTGGGCGACCGCTGGTACGGGTAGCCGCGATATCGACCCACGGTCACAGCGCCCCTCATCGCGCGACCCTACCGAGCTCAGGATCAGCAGCCACGTCGCGGTTCCACTCGCGCCGACTCGCCTCCGACCGCGCGTGCGCCCGCGCCGTAGCCTCGCACACCTCGCAAATCTGCAGCATCCGTGACTCACCTAGTGGGCGGTCGCACAGCGAACATTTCGTGACCGGCTCCCACCCGTGGCGACGTGCGTAGTCGAGCACTTCGGCGTCGGTGACTTCGCGCTCCACCTCTTCTTCTGCGTCCAGCGCGAGCGCGTCGAAGTCCGTGCTCCGGTCGTCTCGCGTCCAGTTCCAGGGGGCGCTCATAACGAGACCTCGGTCTGTTGGGCGCGGACCTTCTCGGGGCTGGTCGTGCAGTCGCCGCGGTGCTCGCAGCCGTCGAGCGTGCGGCACTCGGCCGGCGTGAGAGGTGTGCGGATCTCGAATCCCTCACGGGCCAGCTTGGAGACTTCTCGCCATGTGTCGCGGTCGGATTGTTTCGAGACCCCGAGCACCGCGAGCATCACCCATCCCCCGCAGACACAGACCGCGACCACGCACTTCCGTTCGTCGCTCATCGGGACTCCTTCGTTGGGCTGTCCGTGGGGGTGGGGCGCTCCCACTCTCCACGCCGGACGCCGAGGGCGCGGAGCAGTTTCACCCAACCCTTGAAGCACTGGCCATCGTGAACGCGGACCGAGGATGTGCGCGGCCAGAAGTCTACGTACTCGGATTGCGGCTTGTCGTAGTGGCAAAGACGGTATCCGTACTCGCCGAGGCGCCGGAGCACGATCACGTCTGGGTGATTAGCGAGACGAGCGAACCGCTCCATGCGCTCGGGCTCAATAGTGTCCAGGCGCTCGCGCCGCTCTTTTCTAACGGCTATCCACATCTCGCCCACGTCGCTCACGGTTTCGCCCTGTCCGTGGGGGTGGCGAGCGCGGCGAGCGTTTCGACTGGGCCCTTGGTGCGTCCGTAGTCGGGGATCGGCTCGACCTCTCGGGTGGCGCCGTGCTTCGCTTCGGCGGCGGACAGCCACGCGTCCCACGTCTCACCATCCACCTCGGCCTCGGTCGGCAGGTCCGGGTGCTGGCGCAGCACGTCGGCCTTGAGCACGTCGCCCACGCCCCCGGTGCCGAACTCGTGCGTCCAGACCGGACCGGACGTCATGAACTCCGCGAATTCGTGGAACGCGCCGAACCCCTCCCTCGACAGCATCTTCCCGGTCGTGGCAGTCAGTACGACACCCAGCGGAAACGAGCGTATCTCGGCCTGATTCATCGTCCATATCTCCAGTGCCACGTCTCGTTGAGCAGCTCCAGCAGGATCAGGTACGTCGCGCAGCGGGCGTCCATCAGAACTCTCCGCCGAAGCGCAGCTCGAGGAGCCGATCCTCGTCGGGCTCGCGATCGTGGGGGTGAGAGGGCACCGCGTCGTCGCCGTAGTACCACGCGACCCAGTCCGCGCCATGCTCCTGCCAGTGGATGTCCAGGACTTCGCACTCGCGCTCGGGATCGAGGCCGGGGTTCTCGTCGAGGAACGCGGGCCAGCCGATGTCGCCGACGCGATCGTGGCACTTCCGGCATTGCCGCAGGATGCGCGTGTGGTGAGCCTTGCGGCCCATGCCCTCCGTGCCATAGTGCGAGTTATCACACGGCCGTCCGCCGCAACGTGGCGTCGAGCACGGGCCGCCGTGCTTCACAAACAGAACACGCTCGATGCTCCCGTACTTGCGCGCCCACTCGGCCGCGGCGCGCTCCTCGTCGTACTTGAGCCGGTCGGCGATGCCCTTGCCCGTCTCGGGGCACATCGCTTCGATCGCCGCCCAAAGCTCGGACGCGTCCCTGTGCCACGCTCCACTGGTGAGCGGCGTGCGGCGTGCGAGCGGCTTGGTGCCGCGCTTGAGCCCGGCCGTCCGCTTCAAGGGCGTTTTCCTCAAAGCAGCGCACCTTGCTCTTCATCCGCCTCGGCACGGGCGAGCTCGATCCGGATTTCCTCCCACGCCTCACGGGCCGCGACCCACTCTCCACCGATGATGGCCTGCTGAATCTCCGTCTCGCGGTCGGTCGTGATGAGGCCGTTCTTGCGAGCGAGCGCCGCTTCCTTCGCGAGCGCGTCCATCTCGTCCTCGGTCAGAGCGTCCGGGTCGGGTTCGACGGGGTCTGTGCCCTTCGCGATCAGCGCGTTGACTTCGTCGTTCGTTGAGCGGTTGGCTTCGATCGTCGCCCGGATCTCGGCCGCGGATTCGAGCTCGTCGAGCGTATACGTGCCGCCGAAGTAGTCGGGCGCGATCTGGCGCAGGCCGTCGGACAGCGCCCGCCAGTAGAGCATCTGCTTGGGGTGCTTCGTCCAGTTCTTCTTGGTCGACCGGAACCCGTCGTCGGTTATCGTGACCAGGCCGGCGCGCTGCGCGTCCTCCATCGTGTATTCGACCGGGAGCGGGTCCCAGCCCTCACGGTGGAGCGTCATCTTGCAGCGCGCGTCGGAGCGCTCGAGGACCGTTTTCTTGACGCCGCAGCGCTGGATCGCGAGGGCGTCCATGAGGTGGCCCTCGAGCGCGACCTTGCCGTCAACGAAGTACATGCCGCCGAGCGCCTGCATCAGCGGCACGCCCATCTCGAACGCCTTAAGCTGGATCGCCATGACGGCTTCGGGCTTCTTCTCCCGGATCATGCCCGACTGGACCAGCATGTTCGCTATCCGCCAGCGCGTATCCATGTGCTCGGCGAACGCGATCACGACGTCGCCGCGGCGGTCCCATGAATCAGGCAGATCGAGCGCGGTGGTACCGACCTCAGCAGGCAGGTTCTCAGACATGGGAATGCTCCTCCCGGATAGCGACCGAGTCCGGAGGCAGAAGTGCGGGTATCTCGTGCTCCTCCTCGTCGACCTTCGCCCACGCGTACTCGGGCAGGCTGATCGAGGGGATGTGGTCCGCGGCATGGCCGGGCCACGTATCGTGCTCGAAGCACCACGCGATCTGGCGCAGGTAGCGCGAGCACAGCCGGTCGCCCGCGTCCATCAAACCCTCGTCGAGTTCGTAGACGACGACCGAGTCAGACGACAACGGTCCTTCCGTCTCGATGCAGAGCATGAACGGATGACGGAAGTCCCAGCCGACCGACTTGAGCGCGCGAGCGTAGAAGGCTTCCGAGACGTGGTACTTGAACTTGTAGATGTCGTGGCTGAACACGTCCCAGCGCGCGTTACGGGTCGTCTTCGCTTGCAGGTTCGCTCCGAGCGGGTCGACCAACTTGTCGGGCCGGAACTTGATGCGGACCCCCGTCTCTGAGTCGGTCGCCACCCCGCTGATCTCGACCGGGCCGACCATGTGGATCAGCGCGGCGGCCCGAGAGTGCCCGTGCACGGCGTCGCGCATCGCCATCGCCTTCTCGTACTCGGTGCCAGGAACCAGCGTCGCTGCCGGATACTCGGCCTGGAGCGCCGCGACCTCGGCCTTGTACTTGGACGTGGCGGCTGGATTCGTCGACGGCTTGTCCTCCGCTGTCGTGTGCTTGTTCGGGTCCGGGACCGGGAGCGGCCGGTAGAGCTGCTTAAGGAAGTCGGGCTCGAAGATCGCCGTGTGCGTGACCGAGCCGAGCGTCTTCGCGGATGTCTCGTCGGGCTCCGTGCCGCCGTCGAGCGCCCACCGGATGTAGGCCGGCGTGCGGCTCTTCACCTTCTTGGCGAGCGACGATCCGACGAGCGGTAGCGCCAGATACTCGGCCATCGTGAGTTCGTGGAAGCCGTCAGTCAGCGCGTCGCACTGGCCGTGAATCGAGAGTGAGTTCGTCATCGGCCTGCCAGCATCCGGTCGAGCGCCTCTTCGTACGCGACCGCAGCGGCCACGTACGCCTGCATCGTCTCGGGCGAGCCGTCACGCATCGCTCTGAGGTAGCGCCGCTGGCAGCGGTAGCGGAGCCTCGTCAGGTAGGTGCGGTTCGCTGTGCGACGTGGGATGATGCCGGCGCTCAGCAGCGTGCGGGCGCCCAGCTCGTCGGGCGCGGTGCTCTTCACGTGGCGTGCGGTGTTCAGCGCGCTCATGGGGTGGGCTCCGTGCTGGGGGAGGATGCCGCAGCGAGAACGCTCTCGACATCTTCCACGCGAACATCGAAGACGAGGAAGACTTCGCCGCCCCCCCAAGGCTTCGGACCACCTACGCGCAACCCGCCCCGGTTGTTGTGCGACATCGACAGGCACGGGCCCTCGGGACCGGAGATCGCTTCCACCCGGATGTGCCCGGATGGCACTTCGCGCTCCACCCTCGACTGTGTGGCGTTGGTGTGTGTCAACTTCCTCATGGGGCGCCTCATCGCATGACCTCCGCGCGCTCGATCTTGCGTTCGGCGAGCTCGCGGCAGATCGCGGCCTTCATGAGGTCGTCGGCCGCGTCGCGTTCCGAGCCCGCGGCCTCTTCCTCCCACGCGACCTCTTCCAGCGAGTTGGCCGTGTCGCTGGCCTCGTTCGCCTTGTCGCGCAGCCTGACGAGTCGGTATTCGCGGATCAGCCGCTCGTTGTCCCACTTCTTCACGGTCTGCTGGACCGCGATCGCTTCGTCGTGTGCCACGATTCTCCACGGGTCCTCCGCGCACGCTACGTAGCGGGCCTGACGGTCGAGCGGTGAGCCCTGCGCTTCCGCGATCGAGCACCACCGTCGCACCGTCCGCTCGCTCACACCGTTGCGGGTCGCCGCCCTCCGACTGTTCGGGTACGCGTCACTGTGCGCGACGGCCGCCAGCCGCTCGCGCACCGCCTTGGCCACCATCGTCGTTTCCGGTCGCATGTCCGGGCCTCTCGTTTTTAGTCCGTGACGGTGCGTTGGGGGGCTCGCCACGTTCGTGGTCATGGAGCACATCTCAGACATCGTTGGTCGCGTTCTCGGCACCGTTGCGGTTCGCGTCGAGGAACCAGATGCGGTAGGCGTCGCCCTCAAGGCGGGTGACGACCTTCCAGCCGGGTCGGTTCTTCTTGACCCACGCATAGGCGCTGACGGCCGCCGAGTCGGAGCCAGAGCGCTTTCCGTTGGCTCGGCACTTCCGGTATCTGTCAGTCCACGGGACGAGGATGGAGTCACCGTGTTGCATGTCGGGCCACGGGTACGCCATGAAGCCGCCGCCGGTTGCCATGAACGGCACGGGAACGCCCTTCTCGATCTTGAATCCGCTCATCTCACACCTCTCTCGGTAGCGTTGCCGGTTGCCTTGGCGAGCGCGGCCTGTATCTGGTCCCACAACCACGACGGCACCTGTCCCGCATCGTTCTCGATCGTGGCAAGCACCTCGTACATGCCGGGTGCGGCGGATATCAGGCGGGCGTTGGCCTCAGCATCACCCTTGGCGGTGGCGACGAAGGCCACCGTACGCGACTCGGCCTCGACGGAGAACGGATGCGCGTTGCCGCCACGGGTCACGCACCACGGCCCCGGAGTGAATCCGGTGAGACCGGCCGGGGGAGGCGAGGCTTCCCCCCCAGGGTTTGCCGGGTCGCCTTCGACCTCGACCGGCTCAGAGATGGGGGAGGCGGGCACGAGCGCGTCCTCACGCTCGGCCTGGAGGGCTTCGCCCGCGCTCCCCTCGTATGCGTCCGGCTCACCACCCACTTCGCCCCTGTGGCCAATGCCGATTCCCTGTGAGGGATCGAGCGAGGGGGTGGCGGCCGGGGTGTGCGTCATGTCAGGCATACTTATCCGCCAGCGTGGCTTTCATGGCCTTGGTCCCGGCGCGGCACAGCTCGTCGAGCGGGATGAGCACTCCCCTCGTCGGGTTCTTGCTCCGCGTCATGTCCCGACGCCGTGCCGGCTTGCGGTAGGAGTGGCGACCAAGCTCCTTGAGGCGCTCGGTGGTGATGAGCACGACCATCTGGCCCTGTTCGAGGACGATGGCCCAAGCGGTCGCTTCAGTTTTGGCGATGCCGCTCGGCTCGTACTTCTTCGTCCGCCGACTCCATGCCTCGTATTCCAGGTAGATGTTGCCGGTGTTGCAGGACTCCAGGTCGCGCTTCACTTCGATGTCGGGAGAGCCCGCCATGAGCGAGTCGAGCAAGTCCTTGACGAAGCACTCGGCTTGCGTCCCGGCCTCGGCCGTGATGTCCCACCGAAGTTCGGGCGCGTCCATCACCCGGCCTCCTGCATCCACAGATCGCGGTCGGTTGCGTTGCCCCAGCAGTCCCAGCCCTCACGACCCTGCCGCGCGAATAGCTCCAGATACGGGCCGGGGCTGACCTTCTCGATCAACTCGTACATCCTGCCCGGCTTCGCGCTGTGCTTACCGCGCGGCCACTCGGCCCAACTCATTTCTGATTTCGAGCCGAACGGCGCCGAGCCCTGGACTCCGAGCAGGCAGAACTCGTGAGAGACGCGCCAGTAATTGCCCATGCCCATCTGCGGCTTGACCCAGATGAAGCACGACTTGTAGGTGAAGCCCCACGCCTCGATGACTTCACGCGCGTCGAACAGGAACGCGTTGGTCGTCCACAGGTGCAGGTGCGCAGCGTCGGCGACCAACTCTCCGATCGGGAGCGCAGCGATGTCGCCCACGCTCATGCCGGGGTAGTGGTCGCCCGTCGCCCCACGCGTGCCCTGGTTGCCGTACAGCCACGGCGGGTCGGCGTAGACGGTACCGAACCGCTTGCCCGTCTCGATCAGGGTGTCGAGGGCATCGTAGGCTCTCGCGGTGTCATCGCCGGTCGGCTTCTCGACCTTCACTTCACGGCGCCACTGCCGGAGCACGAAGGCGGTGGTCAACTCCTCGCCCTCGGTCGCGAGCACTTCGCGGAACCGCTCGTCCGTGAAGGCGGCGAGACGCTGCCAGCGCGACGCCTCACCACGGGTCAACTCGGCTTCGGCGAGGGCCTCGCGGTACGGGTTGACACTTCGCCCAGCCTCGGGCGAAGTCAGGTCCGTCCGCTCGCCCTGCGCCCGCTCCAACTCCGCGAGCATCGCCCCGCCCCGGCGCATCGCCGTGAGCTTCGCGCGGGATGCTCGGTTCTGCTCTTCCAGCGACAGCCCGGCCTGCTTCGCCAACTCGGCGACAGCGGTCGCAGCGCGCTTCACGGTCGCTGCATCCGACACTGTCTCAATGCGCTCGACCATCGCCTCGACCGTCGATACCTCGGCGAGCTCCTGACGCCGGGCCGCGAGCGCGGCCACCTTGCCGCCCTTCTTCGCCTTACCCATGCGCCCGCTCCCGCTCGACCCGCGCCGCGGCCTCAGCAGCGTATTCCGAGGCGGCCTCACGTGAGTAGCCGATCTTGATCGCAGCCGTGAACGCGGCGTTTCGTGCCAGGATGACGGCGAGCGAGGGGTGCTTGGCGGGAGGCATCGCGTCAGCCCTCCGTCGTGGTCGTGGCGGGCTCGGCGGCGGGTCGGCTCGCGATCCACACGTCAAGTTCCGAGCGACGAAAGCGAAGGCCGCCCGTGGGGAGCTTCACGCTCGGGATCACCCCTTCGGAGGCGTAGTTGCGCACCGTGCCTTCGGAGTAACCGAGGTAGCGCGCGGCATCCTTCGCGGTGAGGAGGCGGTCGCCTTCGTTGCCGGTATCGGTCATGCCCTGTAATCTCCTGTCATATGATGACACGGAGCATCTTACAACAGGGCGTCAGATTCTGTCAAGTCATACGATAGACCTGGAAACCATCGACCTCGTAAAGCGTTTCACGGGAAACACTTTGCAGATGACCCTCCGGCCGGCGGGCGACCTGATCGGCGTCAAGGCGCCGACGGTCGTGGCGCTCCGGAAGTGGTACGCCGCGGGAGCGCTGCCCGAAGAACTCACCGCCTCACAGAAAACGATCGACGGCATCCGCTCCTACATGGCGGTGGCCGACAATGTGGAGGCGCGACGGGCGGCGCTCAGGATCGCAGCCGACCGGCTAGAGGGGGTGATTCAGGAGCTTCGCGACGAAGCGAAGAGCCCCGACGCTGGCGCTATCCCTCGCCCTGAATCACCCGCAGCTGGCTCCGACGTAGATCCGCGTAGAGCGCATCGGGGTCGTCCAGACAGGACCAATCGGCGGAAGAAGAAAGGTCGGCCATGAGCGCGGCCTTCTCTGCCGACGTGAGCCGGCGCGACAGCCACACCTCGCCACTATCGTGGTACAGCCACACGACCTTCGGGCATCGCGAATGTGACCAGCGAGTGGCGTTGCGGAGCATGGCGGTACTCCCGGCGGGTGGGGCTGGCCTCACCCTGGAGGGGCCGGGGACTCCGAAGTAGTACAGGCTCGGGGCGCGAAAAGAAAGGCGGCGCACGGCACGTAGGCTGTGCAGCATAGGAGGCGCGAGCGATGCGGTGGACGGTGCTGGTGGTGGCTCTCGGGGCGACCGTCGCAGGGTGCGGCGACACTCCGACCGAGCCCGTCCCGGACCCGAGCGTCGAAGTCGATCCAGGCCCGACCGATGTGGTCCTCGTCTCTGTGGATGCGCTCCCGAACAACGACATGCGCACACGGCTGGAGAACCACGGCGGCCCCGGAAGCTACCGGATCGCGTTCTTCGGTCGCGACCCCTACGCGCCCTGCATCGGCTGCGACCCGTTCGAGCCGCTCGGGCAGACGGACCCGATCAACGTCGAGGTAGGCTACGCGGAAGACCTGACGTGGCACACGGGGCCGATCTACCGAGTGCGGCGCCTGATCGTCTACTCCCGCCCGCACAACACGGCCGTATGGTCAGAGACGGATCGCTGGGAGCGCGACCCCTGACGCTGAGTCCCACCCCCGCAGGATGCTCGCGAAAGGTTTTTGCCTCGACCCCCGTAGTCGCCTATACTGCGCACTACGACACAGGAGGCGAGCGATGGGACCCCAGCTGCCGAAACCCGTTGTCACGAAGGGCAAGATCGTCGGACTCCAGTGGCCTTGCGGTCACGTCACGGACGATCCGGGTGACGACCACTGTCCGACGTGCGCGGCGGATGTGAAGCTCGCGCCCAAGCCGAAGCGCGCGCCTCGGCTGCGGGCTGCCGCGATATAAGGTGAGGGCGCAGGAACCGCTCGCGGTCCTCGCGCTCCATGTCCTGCTCACGGCGATCGTGCTGTACGTCGTGCTGTGGTGGGTCGCCTAGGTGGGCACCCCCGGCCCTGAAATGATCAGCACGTCGTAGGGCTGGTCGCCACGGATGGGATGCGAGCCGTCGTCGGCGTCGCACTCTGAGCGGATGTAGTACGTGCCGAGCGTGCTTCCGGCGGTCGCCATGAAGAACACGCCGCGCCCGATCGCGATGACCTCGCCGTCGTCCGCTGTCTGCTCGGTCGTGTTGACCTGCTCGTTCGCGAACGTGACCGTGGCGACCTCGGTGAACGTGTCCTCGCTCGGCTGCGTCCACACGCTCACTTCGGGCGTCTCGCCGGCCATCGAAACGCCGACGGCGAGTTCGGAATCGAAGCTCACGCCGAGAGGCCGCGTCTCGCCGGGCGCCATGTGCCAGACCTTGCGACGCAGCGCCATCTCATGTCCTCCCGAGGATGTTGACCCGGCCGGTGCGGCCGAGGATGTCGGAGGCGGCTGGCGTGAGCACCACCGTTTCACCGGTCCAGTAGAACCAGAGGATCAGCAACTCAGCAGCGCCCATGCGGATCCCCTCCCTAGAGCGGCCGGAAGGTGTACGTGACGCCGTTCGCTGGGGCGGCGCTGAACGGTCCCACCGTTGTCAGGCCAGCAGGCACCGACGTCGGCTGCACGACCGCGACCGTCGTGCCGGTCCAAGTAACCAGCCTTGACTCGCCGGCCAGCGCGCCGGACGTCAGCCGCAGCGTGCCGAGCCTGATGTCAGAGCCCGCGTCGTCTGTGACCGTGAAGCCCGTCACCGCTGCGCTCGCGTCGTTCACGCTGCCGGTCACGATGCCGAAGGCGTCTGCAATCGCCGTGTCCGCTTCAGCGTTGACCGCCGCCGCCGAGAGGTCGTTGAGCGCCGCGATCAGGGCGGGGAGTGAGGTCCCGGTGTCTTCCAGGATGGCCGCGATCTCCGTGTCCAGGTAGCCCGCGACCGTGGCGAGGTTGGCCGCCGTGGCGAGTGCGGTGAGCTGATCGCCCGTTCCGCCCGCTTCTGTCAGTCCCGCTCCCGCCGCTCCGATCTCGGCCGTATCGAGCAGGATGTCGTCCACGATGCCGTCGATCGTGTTGACCGACGCCTGCGTCGCGAGCGCCGTCAGTTGATCGCCTGTCCCGCCGGCCTCTGTCAGTCCAGCGCCAGCGTCGCCGTCGCCGATCGCGGCGCCAAGCGTGCCCGTTGTTTGGTGGCCGACCATCAACTCGTCCAACACGCCGTCCGCGATCACCGCCACGGCGCCAGCTTCCATGCCCGCGCCATCCACGGTTGCGTCCATCTTCCCGTTGACGAGTGCGACCGGGGTGCGAGCCGACAGGTTGTCAATGATCGCCTGCAACGCGTCGGTCGTCGCGACGAAGTCGCTCCAGTCACCGGACGCGGCAGCCAGCTTGGCGATGATCGAGTCGTCGGCGGGGTCGTCCGCATCCGCGACCGCGACCAGGTGGTCGAGCTTGATGTCGGTCAACGCTTGCTCGGCCGCCCACTTCGGGTCAGCTCCAAAGACTCTGAACACGTAGTCACCGGACGCGACCGCTTCGGGCATCGCAGAGCCGTCCAGTTGCTCGACGGTCGCCAGTTGGTTGGTGACGGCGTACGCGGTCACGCGAACCGCAATCAGCAGTTGATCGAAGGTGCCACCCTGGTACTGGACGCCGAACACTTCGCCGATGACGTCGTTCGCCTCGGCGGTCGAAGCCACGATGCCGGTGAGGTTGAGCGCGGAAGTCGTGTTGCCCGTGAACGAGGTCGGCGACAAAACTGGCAGTATCGCCTCACGGAACTTCCGCGCGGCAAGCTCGGACGCGGGCTCGACGCGGAACTCGTAGACGACCTCACCGACCGCGGACACGCCGTCTACGGTACCGGCGTCGACCGCGGCCCCGTAGACCTTACCCGCCTCGTAGCCGTTCGCGGCTGCCGCGGCGACCGTCCCGATGTTGACCGCCGTGAGTGAGCCGTGCGCTGCGGTGGTGATGCCGGCGTCGATGACCGCGTTCGTGCCGTCGAGCTCGATCGCCGCCAGGTCGGGCGTGCCACCGAGTGCTTCGGGAATGCCGTCCGCGAACGCGCGCGACGGATACGCGAAGTAGAAGGTTTCTTCGAGGGCGACCGTTCTCATGGGTTAGCTCCCCCTTGGCGCGAACCGTTCGTTGAGTCGTCGGCACTGCTCTTCGACCGCCTCACGTTCGGTGGAATTGCGAGGATGCCTCACGATGACTCCGTCCGAGAGCCGCCGAATGCCGAACCCCTGGCCGTGCTCTTTTCCATACTTCGACTCTCCCTCGAACACTTCGTAAGCGTCCTGCATCTCTATGCTCCTTGTAGCTGCGGGCTTGGCACCCACAGATTGCCGATCTTGGTCATTGTGCGGCCGGCGATCCCCCCACCGATCCCTGCGAGCCCACCACGCCCGGCGAGGCCGCCACGTCCTGCGAGCGCGCCCATCGTGCGGCCACCACCCCCACCCGCCGCGACCGTCGGCCAACCGACCGTCGCGAGCCTGAAGCTCACCGTACCGAGGTTACGGCTGCGCCACATCTCGATGTTCGTCGTGGTTTCGAGGCGACCCGTCACGATCTGCGCGCAGGCTGACGCCGTCGTTTGGTCCGTCGTGCACGTAAACTCCTCGACCGACGTTTCAGCGAGGGTGACCGCCGTCACGGTCTGATCGAACGTTGTGCCCGTGAAGTTCGTCGTGTCCGTGTAACGCGCGACGAGCAGCGGCGTGCCATCGGTTTGGGAGTTCGAGATGCAATACGCGGCGATCACTGCGCCTGTAGTCGCACCCGCTTGCGTCAGATACGACACCTCGTCGGTGTCCGACAGCCACACCATCACGCCGTCGTCGTTGACGTCACCAGCGAGGTTGTACGAGACGTGCAGGAACGCGCGTGTGACGGTAACAGCCGTGCTCAGCGTCTCCGTTTCCGTTGCGCCAGCGGTGCCGATCGTGTGCAGCGTGACCGTCTCGACGGTCCAGTTCGAGCCGGTGAACTCGACGGCCGCCCAGGAGAACGTCGCGCTACTGGAGATGACGACCGTGCGCGTGCCGGTGATCGTGTCGGCACCGGAGTTCCAGACCAGATAGAAAAACCCGTTTCTGACCGCGTTGGCGCCCGGCCCTTGCCCGGTCAGCCACGGCACCACGTCAGCGTCGGTCGCGACGTTGGACACCGCGCCCGTCGTGCCGGAAGCGTCCGTGCCCGTCACCTCCAACGCGCCAACGCCTCGCACGATGAACTCATTGGCGCCACCGTCGGATCCTACGTATTCAATGATCTCCCACGATACCGCGAGCGCGCCGGTCACATCGTAGCGCGCGAAGTCGATGCTCGTCGTGATGTTGCCCGGATTCGACACATACGCCATCGCATCGTTGGCGTTGACATTCGCGCCGACAGAGTTCCGATTGCTCGTATTATGCGTGCCAACGAGACGGATGAAGCCAGCGGTGACCGAAGCAGGCGCGGTGTACTCCGAGCCGGCCGTGATCGTCACGGTCGAGGCGGTATCGGCGATCGTCGCCACGCCGCGCTGGATCGCGAAATCAGCCATAGCGTCGGCGCTTCTTTCGACGGTTCACTTGCGCGCGCGTCAGCGGGACCATGCCCTTGTCGGTCTTGATGAAGCCGAAGATGCCGAGCTTACGGATGTCGTTCGTGAACTCGACATCCGCCTTGCCCTGCTCGCGGTCGCTGAACTTCTTGGGGATGTCGCTCATCCGACCGCTACCGTGACGCGAGCCGTGCGCCGGTAGTGCGAGCCGACCTTGTCACCACCGCCACCCCACACAGACGACAGCGCGAGGTCGTAGATCGCCGGGAACGTTCTGCCCACGTGGTCGCCGTGCAGCGTGCCGTTCAGCCACCACCGCACCGTGCCCGTGCTGCGGTCGAACAGGATCTCGTACTGGTTCCACTGGCCATCGACCGGCGGGGTAACCGGGAGACCTTGCCGGTCGAGGCCGTTCGGTTCGAGGTTCGCCCTGAGTGCTGGATCGTTGTCGTAATACTTCGCCGCGGGGGCGATGTAGAACATCGACTCTCCACGCCAATGGAACTGAAAAAGCAGCTTTTCGGCGGTGTTGTGGTTGAAGTAGAGCTGTTTTTCCGACGTGCCGTTGTGGTCGAAGCCGTCTTCCCACTTCACCCACCACGAGACGTAGAGCCGGTCGTGTGAGCCGCCGAGCTTCTTCTTGATGAGCAGCGGGCCACCGCCGCCGAGGTGGGGCGGATAGATCGACTCGAGCGCGCGTCCGGTCGGTGACGACGGGTCGTTGAGCGTCTGCGACATGCCGACGAGCGCACCCTGGCCGATCGCGTCCCAACCCGGCGGCGTGCCCTGCGACTCGTTCCACGCATAGCCGAACGAGTCGTCGAAGAGCACCGAGTAGCCTGCGGGCATGTTCGGAAAGCCGGGATCGTTCGGGGCCGGATCGGGCGCGGGCGGTTCGGGGTCCGGCGTTGGCTCTGGGGTGGGCTCAGGTTCTGGTGTCGGCTCTAGGGCAGGCTCGGGAATTGGCTCCGCATCGACGAGCCCGAGGATCTTCGTCGCCTGCGTCTCGGCCGCGCGGATGAAGCCGCGCATCCTGACCGTCTCGGCTCTGATCTCGTCGATGCTCATAGGGCGCTCGTCGGGCACGTCGTGCCCGCTCCGTCGCGTGCGTAGATTTGGATGTCGTCGGTCAAGCGATCATGCGTACCGGACTTGTTGCCACCTCCGCCCCACGTGCCGGACGTGACGATCTGCGAGATGCCGCTAGCCCAAGAGCTGCCGCTGAAATCGACTGGGTAGTGCGCGCCTCGTATCTCGTCGTTGCGGCCAAACGAGACGATCGAGTCGGTGACCGAGATACAGAACCAGTCCTTGACCCACTGGCCGCGCTCGATCGTATGGCGGCCAGCGTTCGAGCACCCCGGCGCGCCCGTCAGGCTGAAGTTCGGATATGGCATCGTATCCGCGCCCATGAGATTGGCGAGCAAAAACTTGCAGCCAGTCACGGGGTCGTCGATCTTGTCGCCGAACAGCCACACGCCGCTGAGGTAGTCCCATAGTTCGCGGCTACCGAAGTTGTTCGGGAAGTGGCCCTTTGTGCCGCCGTTGTTGAGCGTGAAATCGCTGATCCCAACGCCGCATCCGCTGGACGCGCCCTCCCAGCATTCGGTGATGAGGTAGAACACGTCCTGCAAGGGCGTAGCTGCTGCGGGGCCGTTCCCGTCTTCGGGGTCGATGCGAAACTTGATGCATCCACCACCACCAAGCCCGGGCGGATACGTCATCGCCCACACCCACGGCGGTGATCTCATGCCCGCCGCGTCGATCGAGTCGAGCACGCGATCAGCGATGCTGAAGCCGCTCAGCCGGCCACCGCTGCCGGAGCCGGCGCACACACCTGACGCGGTTTCGTCGGTGACGAGAAAGTTGCCGACCGTCTCGGACTGAAAGCCGTCGCCGGTCACGAACGCGGTGTCGTTCATCGGCTCGTCCGACACGAGCGCCCAGCCAGCGGGCAGGTACGCGAGCCCGTCACCACCTGCCGTCGCCTCGAACGTGTCGGCCGGGCTGAACGCGCTCCACCCGCCCGCTGCGCCCTTGTGCGCGTGATCGACGTAGTACGACGTGTCGGTCTGGAGCGGGACCGAAGCGCCGAGCCCTGCACCACGCCATGCGGTCAGCGAGTCGCCCACGGTGTCGGCGAAAACGACCGCGTCGTCCGAGGTTCTGCGGATACGCCACGCGGCCGAGTCCTGCGTGTCCGCACCCGAGCCCGCGAAGTCCGACGCTGTGACGAGCGCGGAGTTATCCGTGGGCACGACAGCCACGAAGGTCGGCGCGTTCGGAGCGCCCGGCGCTTCGGCTCCACCTTGTGAGCCGGTCGCGCCACCGATCGAGCCGAACACCGCGAGCCCACCACCGCCCAAGAACCCGACCGCGCCCATCGCCAGAGCAGCAACAGTCGCAGTGATCGGCACGAGCGGGTGAGAGCGGCCGGTGTCGACCTCGTAGCCGTCAGGACGGACGGTGAGCTTCACGCGCCCTCCGCTTCGCCTGGACCTTCGCCGGGACCTTCGCCGCCTCACGGAGCGCGATCCGTGCGAGCCGCAGCGCCTCGGCCCGCGCCTCGCGCCGCAGAAGACGGAGCAGTTTCTTGGCCGGCATTACCCGCTCTCTCCAGCCGGCCAAAACGAAAGCCCCCGCAGAACACCGGCCGGCTGGCTTCGGTGTCCGCGGGGGCCCGGTATCTCGGGTAGGCCCCGTATCTGTCGGTGTGGAGCTAGTCGGGCTCCACCATCGCGTCGGCGTCCTCGTACTCGAAGACGTAGCCGACCTTCATCAATCTACCCACTCGATAGGACAGAAGCACGACCCCGGTTCTGCCCTCCATGCGACGCTCGATCGTGTCAGCGCGTGCCTTCAAGCGTCCGACCCACGACGTGATAATGCGACGCACCTGGCTCATTTCAGCACCACCAGCGCGACCAGTGCGAGCGCCGCGCCGCGTTCGTACCACACCCGCCGCTCTCTCGCCCGGAGCGCGTCGTCTCGTGCGGAGCTCGCCGCCTCCGATGCCGCCAGCGCGCTCGCGGCGACCTCTGCCGTGTGACGGTGCCCCTCGGCGGTCGTACGCCAGAGCGCGGCATTCTCAGCGGTCGCCGCTAGGCTCACCCTCAGCCCGGCAGCGACGGCCCGCTCGGCGCTCACCACGTCCGCATGGTCCACGATGATGCGGTCGAGTAGCGCGACGCCGAGCGTATCATCTCGCGTACGTAGGTGGTAGCGGAGCGAGTCGGTGCGGCCAGCGAACGCGGTGTCTGCCAGCGCGCTCCGCTCTTCGGCCCGCTCGACCTCGACCGTCACCGAGTCCACGACCCGCACGAGCACCGTATCCGAGCGCACCGCCTGAGCCTGTAGCGAGTCAGCCCGCTCGCGTGCAGAGGCCAGCGAGTCGAGCGCGACGTCTTTGATCGAGTCCGCGTACACGATGCGCGCTTCGAACGCCGAGCCCTGAGCGCAGCCCCGCCCGATCAGCACGAGACAGAGCGCGAGCAGCACGGCGGCCAGCCACGATGGCGTAGATACTAGGCTCCGGCCGCTCATCGGTTCGGGCACCCCCGAGCTTCGGGCCCGTTTCGGGCGCGTTTGGCCCGATTCGGCCAAAGTGGCACGCTCAGGATGCCCCAGGACGCGCGAGACGGCCGGGGGACGTGTACGGAGTAGGGCGCCGAGTGCTCGCCACCCACGGGGCCACGGTCGCGGGCCGTGTAACAATGTGCCCGCACCCCCGAAAGTCGGGCGCTTTTCGCTTGCGCGCACGGCCAGGGGCCGCTATCGTATAGGTACGGCGGATTGACCAGCCGGACCCAAGAGAGAGACCAGACATGACGATCCAGACCCCCACACTCGACAGCCTGATCGCTGGCCACGATGTATCGGACAGCCGCATGGAGACGCTCTCCATCGCGATGGAACTCGGCGCCGACGAAGTGACGCTCGCCACGTTGCGCGACGCCCTTCGCCTCAGCCGCGGCACCACGATCGTGCTCCCGGCCCACCGGTACGAGAGCCTCAGCCGTGGTCGGGGCTGGGCCAGGATGGGGCGCGGCGACAACGCCATATGGGGTGAGCGCACAGACTCCGGTGACTACCGCGTCGGCCCCGGTCGATGGTCCGTGGGCGGCTCGGACGGCTACCGGCGCAAGGACTCGACGGAGTGGACTGTGCGTCATGTGGCCGTGGGCACGCAGGCGTGGACGATCGCGGACTAACGGCGAAACGGGGCTCCGGCCCCGTCCCGGAACCGGGAGCCCGGCCCGCCCGACCGGCTGAATGAGCCAGGGCCGACCAACGGAGACACGACCATGACGACGTACACAGCGAGACTCATCGACACGGGAGCGCAGACCGCCGAGAAGCCCTGGGGCATGTATGCCGCCCGGGCTGGCCGCGAGTGGCTGGACGGAGCCTTCGGCTCGCAGGCCGAGGCCGAGGCCGAGGCCGGGCGACGACAGGCGGCGGCGGCCAAGCCCCCGACCCGCACGATCACGCTGACCGACCGCCCGCCGGTCCGCATCCGTGAGGACGAGTGGCCCATGATCGCCCAGGGTTCCGGCGACAGCTACGCCGGCAACGACTACGGCAAACACCAGCAGGCTCTGGCCCGCGGCGAGGTCGATGAGTACACGCTCCGCGCGCGTCAGCACGCCGACGGCCGCGTGATCGTCTACGCTGTGCTCGTCGGCGCGTCGGCGTGGACGGGCAGTGAGGACCGCCGGGAGGGCGAGTTGCTCGGTGTCCCGCGCCCAGGCGCGAACGACGCTGCCGGGTGGGACGCCTACCGTCAGGCGGGCGGCGAGCGCCATGTCTCGGGCGCGACCGTGGCCGCCACGATCCGCGAGGTCGGCGAGCGGTGCGGCCTGCCAGACTCCGTGATCCGCGAGTGCATCGCGGACCTGCCGGCCGAAGAGGTCTAGGCCAGGTGAGGGACGGGGGCCGCGCGGCCCCCGGTAAACCGCACGGCCGGTCCCAAGCCCGGCCACCACCACAGGGATATCGGATGACGACGACCGCCGGCTACATGGCGCGCGCGCTGGCTCGGGGCGAGTCACTCCCCGAGCCAGTAGCGCTGCGTCCCGAGGACATCCGCGAGTGGCGCATCGCCGAGAGCCTGACGCAAGTCCAGGCCGCGAAGATCGCAGGCGTCGGCGCGCGCGCATGGCAGCGCTGGGAGGGCGGCGAGCGCCCGATACCCGAATCGCTGCGAGACGTGCTCGCGCACCGCTGGGGGTCCGCTCCGTAGGCGCGAGCAGCACGGCGACGGCGAGGCGGTCCATTACCCGTGCACGTCCGGTCGGAGCCAGTGCTGGTGCAGCATCCAGTGGAGCATGACCGCGGTCATTCCGCCGAGCAGCCATCCCTCCCAGCTCGGCACGTAGGCCGCAACGGTACGAGCCAGCAGGAACGCGATTGGGAGCGCGACGATGTCGACGAGCCAATTCCAGCCGGTGCCCGGACGATCGTGCTTCGACAGATGCTTGACGACCCACGTCACGACCGCGGAGAGCGTCCAGCGCCAGTTCAGCCGGAGCGCGACGAACTCGCAGGGGAAGAACGCGAGCAGCGTCACGAGCGCGAAGCGTGGCCCGTGCGACTCACCGAGCCAGATGTGCGCGAGCCACACGTCGGCGTACCAGATCGTCCAGAGCCAGCCGAACACGAGGTGCGGAGCGTGCTTCGGCACGTAGCGCTCGGCGGTCGTCATCCCACCTCCCCATCCCAACAGGGATCGATGAATGTGACCCGGTAGCCGCTGTCGAGCTGCCGCGTCCGGACCGCGACCGCGTCGCCGTCGCGCTCGTTCTCGGCCGCCGTGTTGCCCTCGACGCTCGTGAACAGCGGTGAGCCGACCTTCGGGGGCCGCACCACCATGCCGATGTGGTCCCAGCGAGCGCCGCCGAAGCTGAAAAGCACAAGGAAGCCCGGACGGACGAGTTCGATCGGCACCTGTTGGGCCTGCAGCAGATCCCAGTAGTCCTGGACGTAGGCCTCGCGACGGACCGCGTCGAGCGGGTTGGCGACTCCGAGCTGGTGGGCTGCGGTGTCGAACCCGCTTTGCACCTCCGCCGCGCACCACGGAGCGCCCTCGGGTAGCGGCGGGTCGAGATCGGCGAGCAGCATCCGGACGAACGTGCCGCGGTTGTTGCCGCCCTCCTCGCCCATGCCGAGCTTCGCGTCGCGGAGCATGCAGCCGAGGGCGGTCAACTCAAGGCCCCTCACCGTGCTACTTGCCCCACGGGATCAGCCCGCGCACCGACTCGAACGGCAACCGATTGCCGGCCACCATCGCGCCGAGGAACGCGGCGAGTTGCACGACCTCGGAACCGCGCGCGATCCCGCCAAGGAACGCGGCGACACACATCGCGATCCCGATCCAGCCAGTAATCGTGCGCTGCTTGCGATCCACGTCCGATGCGCGGCGCCCGTACTCGGCTTCCTGCGTCTCGATCTCTGCCATCTCAGCGTCTCCGTTGGAGTTAGCGAGCCGACGTACGATGCCGGCCGCCTTGTTCAGCGCGTTGATTGCGTCCTCGATGTCGTCCAAGTCCCGAGGATGTGTCAGCCGACCCTTGAGCAGGCCGAGCGTCGATATCGCTACGTGCAGGTGCCCGTTGAGGTTGTTCCATACGTTCACGCATCCGCGCGCCTCCACGCGGCTCTCCCGAACAGGCCGAACGCAGTGAGACGCGACGCTTGGTAGGCGGCCCACCAGGGCATGAACGCGGCGTAGTCGTCGATGCGCGCGACCATCAGAAGGTAGAAAACCGTACCGAATCCGCAGTAGACAAGCATCGGAGCCCACATCCGCGTATCCTTCGCGACCACGAGCACAAAGACCGAACCAGCGACGGTGCCCACGATGTCCGGGCCCGCGAAGTCGGCCGTCACCGCCTGGCCGATCGACAAGCCAACGAGCAAGGCCCCGAGCGAGGGCCGACCGAGTGCCCACAAAACCAACCCGAACTGGGCAGGCGAGAGCGCGTAGTAGACCGCCCACGTCCGCGTGCCCGTCAGGTTGAGCGCGACGAGGTCGGCGATCGCGGAGAGCGCGAAAGCCGCCGCGATCATCCAGTGCCGGCCGTCCCTCGAACCGAACAGCGCGAGAACAGCCGCGGGCACGAATGCGAGCAGGTGGGCAGCAAGCAGCATCAGAGGCAGTCCTGCGGCGGCCGGGGCGGGCAGGTGTAGGCCGCGTTGCCGACGTACAGCAGTTCGTCTCCGCTCCGCACGATGATCCACGCCTCGGGGTTGCCGTCGGCGTCGAGCCCGAGCTTGACGATCAGCCGGGCCTTCACTTCGCGTGCTTTCGCGATCGCGGTGTCGAGCGCGTCGCGGATTTGCACGAGCAGGATCGGATCGTCGAACCCGTAGGAGTCAGGAACGTACAGCGCGTTCTCTCGGCGCTTGACCGAGGCGCGCATCTTCGCCAGTTCGTTGTGGTAGCTCATGGGATCAACCCCTTGGCATAGGTGAGTAGGTGCATCGCAAGGCTCGCGAGCGCGCTGATCGCGACCGCCCACTTGCCGTACACGGCAAGCCGCCTCTCCTCACGTTCGCCGCCTGGCCGCGCGTCGGCCAGCCTGTCCACCCTCTCCGTGAGCACGTTCACCTTGTCGCCGACCGACAGTAGTGTGGCCACCACACCGACCTCGCCGTTGTAACCGCGCAGCGTGCGGTCGCTGCGTTCCACCACCTTTGCCACCTGCCCGAGAGTGGCGGCGTGATGCTGCACGTCGCTCGCGAGACCGGCGAGCTTCTGCCAGCCCTCCCGGTCGAGGTAGCCGTCACGACGTTCGTCGGGCATCGCCACTGTCCTCGTCCTCCTGGTCGTCGGTGAACAGCCCAGCCACCTTCGCGCGCGTCGCCTCGACGGCAGCGTGCGCTTTCGAGCACGAGATCAGCGCAGCAGCCACGTCGCGCGCGGTCGGTGTCGTCCTCAGCTTCTCGGCCATCGCCTCAGCCACGGCAGTCCTCCACGGTCACGGACATTACTGGACGTGCCCCCGTCCGCCACGCTACCCTAAGACCAGAACAGGAGGGGGTATGCGCTGGACGGTGGCTTGCTTGGTGGTGCTCGCAGCGTGCGACCTGTTCGGGCCCGAGGTTCTCTTCGTGAACCGGCGGCCGATGGTACCCGTCCCGAACGTCTACGCGGAGTGGTACGCGGCTACCGAGAGGTGCCTTGTGGTATCCGGAGACTTCGGGGCAGTGCGATGGTTCCTGGCCGACAGCGTAATCATGGGCAGCACGGCGCAAGCGGGCGTGCTCCGTTTTCCGAACGAGATCACCATGTTCGCGCGCGTCGCACAAGCAGAATGGGCCGTGCGCCACGAAGCGGCGCACCACATCCTGCAACGCGGTGACGACCTTCACGGCGAGTACGGACGAGTGCCATGTGAGCACGGCTAGTCTGTCCCGATCAGGGCGAGGTGGGACATCTCAAGCGTCAAGTCGTCGGCGGCATCGGAGAACTGCACGGTGATGTCAACGTCCATGTCCGCCGTCGTGTCCTCGGCGAGATCGTTGGTCACCAGTAGCACCTGATTCCCGCTCGCGTTCGTGAGTAGGATGTAGCCGCTGACGTGCTGGTCGTTCGTCGCGCCGTCGTTGAAGGCCAGTATGGTGAAGTAGGCGATGTTCGCGATCGAGAAATTGAGAGAGACGACTTGGGTGGTGTTGAACCGCACCCGCAGCGTGCGCGATCCTGCCGGGGCGCCCTGCGCGTCAACCCGCAACTCCAAGCGCAAGCCACCGCTGGAGCCGAGCGTGTTCGCTGGAATCGTGATCGACTCAAGCGTCGTCTCGGCCGTGTCGCCGGTATGCGAGCGGTCCGTGGTGTCCTTGTGAAACGGCCCAATGCGGCGCCCCTGCTGCGACGTCACGACAGGCCCGAGGTTACCCGCGGCGTCGGCCCCCCGGACCTTCACATAGGCGTCTCTGCCCTGTGTGATCTTCACGCCCGTGCTGATCGTGCCCTGGCGGGTCGAGAGCGAGCCGTCGTTCGCGCCTGACGTGGGGTCCGATGGCGCGCTCCCATCACCCACCGTCACGTAGATCGCCGCAACGTCTTCGTCGCCCGCCACGCTCACGACAGCTTCGCCGTTCGCGTCGAACGTCACCTCGGGCGCGAGCGTCAGGAACTTGACGCCGCGCAAGTCGATGCCGCGGTTGGAGCGCGGGAACACGGCTCGCACGTCGGTCACTTCGCCTGCAGTGCCCGAGACTGCCGACCCGCTCCAGCCCGTGTAGGGCGTCAGCTCGACGGTGACCATCTTGCCGACGCTGAGGTTGGGAATCGTGAAGCCGCCGTCGTCGGCGTCGTAGTCCGTCTGGCTGCCGAGCGTCGGGTCGGTGTCGCGGTCGTGCACGTCGTAGCGGGTCCGCATCCCGAGCGTAGCCGCTGGCACGTCCCATGTTACCACACCGTCATAGGCGACGATGTCGACGCGGGCCGAGTTGATCCGGGCGCGCGTCGAGAGCGCCACGTCGTCGGTCGCGTAGGCGGACCGGATTCGGTTCGGTGCGGTCGAATAGCCTCGACAATATGCGGTGCCGGTGCTCGCGTTCAGCCGGAAGCTGATCGTGCTGTTGGGTATGCCCGACCGGATGAAGTCGTACGCGCTCGGCGACGACGCGGCGGCTGTGCACTCTACGGTCGCCGTCGCACCCGCCAGCACGTCGGTGACAGTGACGTTCACGAGGTCTTCCTCGGTCACGTCCTGTGCGATGCTGAGCGTCGGGGCAGCGAGCGGCGCTGAGCCCGGCCCGAGATCGAGGTAGCCGAACACGACCGAAGTGAGCGTGAATTCGCGGAACCCCGTCAGCAGCGCGACCCTGTCGCCGGTGCGGTCGCCGGTCGCGACGTTGTACCCCTGCACCGTGTCGTGGTCGATGACCACGTAATCGCCGACTTCGACCCCGGCGTTGTCCGGCACCTTGATCTCGCCGAGCTGGGCACCGTCGCCGAACACGTCGAACAGCTCGAGCGCCACTTCTTTGATGATGCGGTCGACTTCTCCAGACCATCGGGCCGGGCGGTCGAGGATCAGCACCGTGTCTATGGTCTGCCGCTTGTCGCCGAGCGTGGCCACGTTGTCGTTCGGTACGTTCACTGGCACTACGACGAGTTCGTAATCGTCAGCCGGCCGGTCGTCGACGTGGATCGCGACGTTGCCGATCTTGCGAGCCGCCCGGCAGCGATACTCGACGAAGGTCACGAGCTCGGACGACGTGTGCTGCCACGAGTAGTCGCTCGCGTTGCCCGCAGTCAGCACCGTGAGTGTGCCAGGGTCGATGTTCTGCGGGAGCCGGAGTTCTTTCGGCCGCAGGTTGAGGTCCGTGCCCACGAGCGGAGCGCACCCGAACGCGCGGTAGATGTTCTCCGAGGCCCACGCGCTGCGCTCGGCGGATTCGGTGATGCGCGCCCATACGGGCCGGAGCGGCAACGCCTGGAACGCGGTCATCGCCGTAGCGTCGTAGCGCACAGCTTGGCCGCCGTAGTCGCCGTCTAAGACAGCCTGTAGCAGCACGCCCGGATGCACGCCGTTCGCGCCGCCGATATGGAGCGGCACGTTCGGGCCAAGTCGCACACCGCCCGGCCAGTAGAACCGACCCGAGACCGGGTCATTCACCTGCAGGGTATGGCCGTCGATGTAGACCCACGCGTTCAGGAGCAGGCCGCTACCCTCGGGGCTGAACTCGTCCAGCAATCCGAAGAACGTCGTGCCCGCGGGCGCGAACCCGAGCCGCTGCCGGAACCCGATGACCGTGTGGTCTTCGCCGGCGTAGCGGAACCGCAGCGCGGTGAAGTTGCCGGCCGAGTTCGCGGCGGTACCGTCTTGGTCGTTCGGCGCAACGAGATCCGACGCGAGCGCTTCGCGTAGACCGGCGGGTACCTGGCGGATGTCGGCTGGCCCCTTCTCGTCGTTGGGCCCGATCCTGACCGCGTCGCCACTGATTTCCTTGACGATGTACGTCGCCGTGCCAGCGGCGGCGCCGTCGATCCACGCGCTCGCGAGGCCGGGAGGATGAAGCTGCACGGTATCGGTGGTCCGAAAGATGTCCGTGCGCCGCTCGGCCCACCGCTCGTCTGACACCTCCAGGCTGACCCTACCGCGTCCGTCGACTTCCGACGCATGACTGATCCGGCCGACTGCAAGCGAGACGTAGCCGGCGCCGATGTCGCGCTCGATCTCGCACAGTCGCCCCAACTCCGTGAGCCGCGACCCACTCGGGAACAGTACCGTGTCGACGATGCAGTCCAGCCGGAACGGGAACGACGTGGTCGTGCCCGCGAGCAGTTGCGCGCTCGGCCCGCTGATCGTCGGCACGTCCGCGATGTCGGAGATCGCCAGCGTGAGGTCCGGCGTGCCGATCGTGGTCGCGCCCCTAGCTGCGATGTTGACCTGGTACGTGGCAGTCGCGGCCGAGACGGTCATGCTAGCCTGCACTCGGCCAACGAGACCACGCCCGGCAGGATTGCCACCTCACGCATCGGGTTGAGCCCATGACCACTCGTACCGTCGCTGCCGATATAGAGCCGCTCGGCGGCCCACGCGTCCGTGAACGGGACCGCGCTCGACGCTGCCGTGACCGTCTCCGTCGCTCCGTTGATCGACTGTCCGATCAGCACGGAGCCGTCGGTGTTGACGACTGCTCGGATCTCGTGCGGCAATCCGAACGTCGGGCCCACGCCGAGTGTCGCCGTCTGCGGACTTACCCCGTCGTCGTGCGTGATGCCGTAGCGGTTCGAGTTCTGCCGGATCGCGATTCTCGGGTCCGCGCCTGCCGTCGCGCTGCCGATCTTGAGCAGATGGCCCGAGGTCTCCAAGTAGGTGCCGAACTCGTAGAAGCGGAGGTAGATCGTGACGCCGCCGGCGGATACAATGTGGCGGGGGCTGAACTCGAAACCAGCGTACAGCGTATCCACGTTTCGGACCTCGGACGCATCCAGGATCGAATAGCTCGGCGCGAGCGCATCGAATACGTTGACCCGATACACGTCGATTGAGCCGGTCGCGGTGGCCGTCTCGGCCGGCCGGATCCGGACCTCGTTGGTGTTGGCGGCCGTAATTGCGGTCGCGAGCCCGTAGATCACCCAGTAGCCGTTGCCCGCGTAGCGCTTGCCGAGATACGTGCCCGTCGCTGCCGTGACCGTCGGCTCGCCGGCTGTCCAACCCGTGATCTGGAGACGGAGCCGCTGCGCCGCGGCGTTCGTGTCGAACACCTGCAAGAGTTGGTTGCCGGCGCTCGCCATCGTGCGCTCGCGTACCGTGAAGCTGAACGCCTTGACCGCGTCGCCGGTGAACGTTGGAGTACGCACCACCCACTCATCGCCGGCCCCGTCGTCGTCCTCTACCGTGTAGGCCCCCGTTCCTCCGGCTGGGTCGTCGATCGAGCCAGTGACGACTGGTGTGCCGACCGCCGACCACGCCGTCAGGTCGTCGGACGTGATGAGGTTCGT